AGCGGTCGCGAAAAAAACCTGCTCCGAAAATGGTGCACCAGCGGCCAAAATATGAGCCGTGCCTCAGTCGCCTTCTGCTAGGCCAGCTCGGCGTCGGAAGCCGATGTCGGAGTCGCAGCTGCTCGCGGTCGTGGAGGCGTCGGCTCGCGCCGGATCCTGGAACGCGGCCGCGTGGCTGCTCGAGCGTCGCTGGCCGGAGCGGTGGGTGAAGCCGTCGGCGAGGACTGTCGCGACCCCGGCGCCGGAGCGCGATCTCGAGCCGGACGAGCCGGATCCATTCGCGGATGTCGTCGACATCGCAAAACGGCGCCGGCCGCGCTGAGCTGAACGCTTACGGGGGGTTCTCCTCCCGGCTGATACTCGCCAACGGCAGGTACGCCAAGTTGCTGCCGCACGAGCGGGTGATGATGCGCGGCCACTTCGCCGGCGCTCGCGAGTCGCTGCTGCTGCTGCCGAAGAAGAACATCAAGACGACGTCGCTGGCGAAGGTCGGGTTGTGGTGGCTGATGCGCGGCGGCGCTGAGGCGGACATCCCGGTGGTGGCGTCGTCTCGCGACCAGGCGACGCTGCTGCTGGATGAGGCGATCGGGTTCGTGCGCCGCACGCCCGGGCTCGAGCGGCATGTCGTTCCCAAGCGCGGCTACCGGGAGCTGCGCAACGTGCACGGCGGCCGGCTACGAGTGCTGGCGGCGGACGTCGACACGGCGGATGGGATCACACCGTGGCCGGTTGCGCTGGTCGACGAGCTGCACCGCGCCCGGTCGGTGGAGCTGTACACGATCATCCTGCTGGCGTTGGAGGCTCGCGGCGCGCAGATGCTCGCGATCTCGACGGCGGGCGAGCGGGAGTCCTCGCCGCTGGGGAAGATGCGCGCGGCCGCCTACCGGCTGCCGGTCCAGGAGCGCGACGGGGCGCACCGCCACTGCGCAAGCGCCGACGGCTCGTTCGTGATGGATGAGTGGGCGCTCGACCCTGGCGAGGACGTGCACGACATGCGAGTAGTGAAGGGGTGCAATCCGGCGCCGTGGCACACGCTCGAGAGCCTGCAGCGGCTGCATGATTCGCCGGCGATGACCCCATGGGCATGGCAGCGGTTTACCTGTGGGCTGTGGGTGTCCTCACACTCATGGTGGCTTGACCCGGAGCGCTGGCAGGAGGCACAGACCGACGAGCGGCTCAGGGACGGCGACCGGATTGCGATCGGGTTCGACGGCGCGAGAACCGGCGATGCGACCGCGCTGGTTGCGTGCCGTCTGGACGACGGGCTGATCGAGCCCCTGCGGGTCTGGGAGGACCCGGGCGACCGGAAGGACTGGGAGGTGCCGAGCGATGAGGTCGACGCGGCGCTGGCCGACGCGATGGAGCGCTTCCGGGTGGTGCGCGGCTACTTCGACCCGCCGCTGTGGCAGACGGAGCTTGACCGATGGTCCGGCGAGTTCGGTGAGGAGCAGGTGGTGCGGTTCCACACTCGGCGGACGAGGATGATCGACGCGGTCGAGCGGTTCCGCACCGACATTGCCGCTGGTCGCTTGCAGCACACCGGCGACCCGACGCTGACCCGGCATGCGTTGAATGTGCAGATCAGAGAGGTCAGGGGCGGCTATTGGCTTGCGAAGCCGGGTGATGGTCCAAGTGACAAGATCGACGCTGCTGTCGCCGCCGTGCTTGCTTACGAGGCTAGAGCGGATGCGCTGGCGGCCGTGCGGCCCAAGAACCGCGCCGTGTTCGTTGGGTAGATTGACGGGGTAATCTTTCGGGCAGCGCCGACAGGGCGCTTCGGGCGGCTCCGACATGGGCGCCGAGACGACGTCGTCGAGTTCGCTCGGAGGAATCGTTGCTCAGCCCGTCCGAGGCGGAGGAGAAGGCGCAGGAGCTGCTCGCCTACCACCGAGCGGAGATGCGGTCGCTGGACCTCGTCTACCGGTACTGGTCCGGGCGCCAGCCGGCGCCGCTGATGCCACGCGACACGCCGCGCGACGTCAAGCGCCTGGCGCAGCAGGCGCGCAACAACATCATCAAACTGGTCGTCGAGGTGATGGTCCAGGCGCTGTTCGTCGAGGGTTACCGCGCCGACCCGGAGAACTCCGACGAGGACGCGCCCGGCTGGGAGATCTGGCAGGCCAACCGGATGGACGCCCACCAGACCGGCATCCACCGCGGCGCGATCATGTTCGGCACCTCGTATTCGATCGTGCTGCCCGGCGACCCGGTGCCGGTGATCCGTGGCAAGAGCCCGCGCTCGCTGGTCGCGGTGTACGACGAGGACGGCGGCGACTGGCCGTACTACGCGCTCGAGGTCAAGCAGTCGCCGTGGCGGCGCCAGGCCGAGTACCTGCTGTACGACTCGGACTCCGAGATCACGCTGGTCCCGCGCGACACGTCCATCCGGTCGAGCACCCCGAGGTTCGTGTCTTCCAGGCGCCACGACGTCGGGGTGTGCCCGGTGGTCCGGTTCCGGAACATGGACACGCTGAACGAGCCGCCGCTGCCGCCGCCGGCCGGGTGGCCGTACTGTCCCGCGCCGACCGGCGGCGAGGTCGAGGATTTGCTGCCGCTGCAGGACCAGATCAACAACACCACCTTCAACCTCGCCGTCGCCGAGCAGTTCCAGGCGTTCAAACAGCGGTACATCATGGGTTGGACCGCCGATTCCGAGAAGGAGAAGGCGATGGCGAACGCCAGTCGGCTGTGGACGTTCGAGGACCCGGACACGAAGGCGGGCGAGTTCGGCCAGGTTGACCTGTCCGGCTATCTGAACAGCCGCGAGTCGGCGATCGCGCAGGCCGGCGCGATGTCACAGACCCCGAACCACGAGCTGCTCGGCAACCTGGTGAACATGAGTGCCGACGCGCTCGTGGCCGCCCAGCAGGGGCAGAGCCGCAAGCGGATGCTGCGCGAGAAGCTGCTGGGCGAGTCCCACGAGCAGGAGCTCCGGCTGGCGTCGGAGATCGCGGGGGTCGAGGTGTCCGACTCCGCGCAGGTGCGCTGGGCGGACACCGAGGCGCGGAGCTTCGCCGCGATGATCGACGGGCTCGGGAAGCTCGCCGAGATGCTGGACGTGCCGAAGGAGGAACTGTGGGAGCGGGTTCCGGGATTCACTCAACAGGACGTGGCGCGGTGGAAGCGGGCGGCCGCGCGCGGCGACTCGCTGACGGCGCTGATGGAGCTGCTCGACCGCCAGGCGGGCGAGAACGCGCCGGAGCCGGTGGTCGTCCCGGCCGCCGCGTGAGCCTGCGGCGATGGCGGCGAGCGTCCGACGTCCGACCGCGGCGGGTCTGACCGACGCCTTCCGCCGGGCGCAGCTCGGCGTCCAGGCCCGGGCGCTCAAACGGCTCGTGGGACTGTGGGCGCTGTTCGACGCCGACGACATCGCCGCCTCCTGGACCGCGCTCGAGGCGCCGATCATCGACGCGATCCAGGGCGGGTACGCGCAGTCCGCCGAGCTCGGCGCCGCGTACTACTCGGCGTTCCGCGAGCTGCGCAGCGTTCCGGGCGACCCGACTCCCGTGCTCGCGGCGGCCAAGCCCGCCGAGCAGCTCGCCGACTGGCTGGAGGTCGCGCCGAGGTGGGCCGGGGCGATGACGGCCCGGGGACTGCCGGACGTCGCGGACCGGACGCTCGTCGTCACCGCCGGGACGGTCTCCCGCAACGTCCTCGACGGCGGCCGCGACACGATCACCGGGTCGGTCGAGGCCGACCCGCGGGCGCTCGGGTACGTGCGTGTGACCGGCCCGAGGCCGTGCGCGTTCTGCGCGATCCTGTGCTCCCGCGGCCCGGTCTACAAGAGCGAGCGGACGGCGCGGTACCGGGCCGGCGGCGAGGAGCGGCGCTATCACGCGCACTGCCAGTGCCTGCCGGCGCCCGTCTACGGCGAGTCGGACGCGTGGCCCGGACGGGCCCGGGAGTTCCGCCAGATGTGGGACCGCGCCGAGGGTGAGACCAACGACGACAAGATGAACGCGTTCCGCCGCGAGCTCGAGCGCCCCCACCTTCACGGCCCCGACGCCGGCGAAGCGGAGGCCCCTGTTTGACGGCGCGTTACTATTCGCGCTGTGTGCGTTTTCCCTGCACATGAGCTCCGACAGGGGGCTTCGCGAGTGACCCGGGCGGCTCCGACATGGGCGCCGGTGGCAACCAATTCCACCAGCACCCGTCATGGCCGATTCGGACGACGTCAAGCCTGACGACGGCAAGCCCGACGGCGACGGTGCCCCGGACGCTGGCAGCACGAGCGGCGGCACTCCCGGTCCTGACCCGCAGGGGTCGAAGCCCGACACGGGCGACACCCAGGACCTCGCCACGCAGCTCGAGAAGTGGAAGGCGATGGCGCGCAAGCACGAGGTCCGCGCGAAAGAGGGCGAGGCCGCCCAGAAGCGCCTGCAGGAGCTCGAGGACAAGGACAAGTCCGAGCTCGAGCGGGCGCAGCAGGAAGCACGCCAGCAGAAGGACCGAGCCGACAAGGCCGAGGCCCGGCTGGTGCGATTTGAGGTGGCCGCCCGCAAGAAGCTCGACCTCGAGCTGAGCAGCCGACTGCAGGGCGACACCGAGGAGGAGCTCGAGGCGGACGCCGACAAGCTCCTCCAGGTGTTCGCAGCCAAGCAGCAGAACGAGCCGGATGACGACCAGGCCGACAAGGCCAGCGCCGACAGGGCGAACAACGGGTCGCGTAACGGCTCAGCCGACAGGGCACCCGTCCCGAAGCTGAAACCCGGCGCCGTCCCCGACGCCGCCGTGGTCGAGACCGATCCCGCGAAGGTCGCGGCGTCGATCCCGCGGTCCAGCTTCTAAGCCTTTGTCACATAGGAGGGCGCTGTGCCCAACGAGTTTCTGGCGGCAGAGCAGATCGTCGCGGGGTTCCTCGGGATCCTCGAGCGCGAGGTCGTGCTGCCGCAGTTCTGCACCCGGCTGGCCGAGAGCGACTTCGTCGGCGCCAAGGGCGACACGGTCACGATGCGCGTGCCCAGCTACCTGGAGGCCCGCGAGTACAACTGGCGCGACTCGCCGCGCTCGGCGATCGTGATCGACGAGATCGCCGAGGTCGGCGTCGACGTGAAGCTGGATCACATGCCGTACTCGGCGGTCGCGCTGACCGACGAGAACCTGACGCTCGACATCCGCGAGTTCGGCGAGCAGGTGCTGTCCGTGCAGGCCCGGGCGATCGTCCGCTACATGGAGCAGCTCGTCGCCGACACGATCGAGAACGCCCCGCACGCGTGGACGGTCGAGGAGGCTGACCCGTATCTGGCGGCGGCGAAGGCCCGCTCGGCGCTGAACAAGGCGGCGGTGCCGATGGCGGGCCGGGTGCTGCTGCTCGGCGCCGATGTCGAGACCAAGTTCCTGGCCTCGCCGCTGCTGGTCCGCGCCGACACCAGCGGCTCGGACTCGGCGCTCCGCGACGCGGAGATCGGGCGGATCGCGGGGATGCCGACGTTCGTGTCGATGTTCATCGACCCGGACAACGCCTACGCGCTGCACACCTCCGCGTTCGGGCTGGCGAACATGGCGCCCGTCGTCCCCGACGGGGTGTCGTTCGGCCAGTCGCAGACCTACGACGGCTACGCGGTCCGCTTCATCCGCGACTACGACGCCGGCACGCTGCAGGACCGCTCCGTGCTCAGTTCGTTCATCGGCTGCTCGTCGGTGGACGATGGGGCGCAGCTGACCGGTCCCGAGCGCGGCGACCACGACGAGGAGAACATCCGCGTCGTCAAGCTCGAGGGGATCGGGGAGTGAGCGCGACCACTCCCAGCGGGTTCGGGCCGCCGCCGTCCGGTGAGCTCGGCTCGGGCGTGGAGCTGCCCGAGCCGAACGGCCGGTGGGCGGACATGGGGCCCTGGCCGGAGCCCGGCCTCGGCGGCATCGGCACCGGCGACAACGGCGACGGCAACGGCGACGAGAACGGCAACGGCGATGAGAACGGCATCGACCTGCACTCGATGACCGTCACCCAGCTGCGGGACGAACTGCACGAGCTCGGCCTGCCGACCGGCGGAACGAAGGCCGAGCTGATCGCTCGGCTCGAGGAGGCCGAGTGAGCGTCAACCCGCCGCGCGCGTTCGCCGAGGTGGTCGCGGAGAGCACCCCGGCGGCGCCGTACGCGACCGTCGAGGACCTCCAGGCCCGTCTCGGCGGCAAGCCGCTTGACGACGCCAAGCGTCTCCGCGCGGAGGCGCTGCTGCACGACGCCTCGACGATCATCCGCACCGTCGCGGGCGGCGGCTTCGAGGAGCCGGTGCCCGAGATCGTCGCGACCGTCTGCCTGAACATGGCGGTGCGCGCCTACCACAACCCCGAGGGCGTGCGCCAGCAGTCCCTCGGGCAGCTCTCGACGACGTTCGCGTCGGCCGACACCGGCGTCGCGATCACCGACGAGGAGCGCCGCCTGATCCGGAGCGCCGCCGGTCACGGCGTGGCGCTCAGCTCGATCCAACTGACCACCGGCTACGACGCGGTCGAGACCGTGCTCGTGCCCGTCGCCGGCGGTGTCGACCCACTGCCGTGGCTGACGCGATGAACCAATCGATCCCCGAGGGGACAGGAGACACACCGACATGAGCATGAACGCCGAACAGATCACCGTCGCGGCCTACGGCGAGATCGCCATCGGGCCGACCGACGCAACCCTGCCAGTCAGCGCCACAGCTGCCCTTCCCACCGACTTCACCGAGCTCGGGTTCGTGACCGAGGACGGCGTCACGTTCACCGCCACCCCGTCGGTCGAGGACATCAACGCGTGGCAGAAGTCGACGCCGGTCCGCCGACTGGTCACCGCCCGCGAGCTGACCGCCTCGACCAGCTTCCAGCAGTGGAACAACGACTCGTTCGTGCTGGCGTTCGGCGGCGGGAAGTGGACCGCGACGGGCACCAGCCCGAACGTCTCCTACCGGTACGACCCGCCGTCCGACGTCGAGGCGCTCGGCGAGCACGCGGTCGTGATCACCGCCAAGGACGGCGACAAGAACTTCCGCTGGGTGATCATGCGGGCGAACGTCACCGAGGCGGTCGAGACGAACCTGATCCGGACCGGTGCGGCGGTGCTGCCGGTCACGTTCAACGCGCTCGCCCCGGAGGATGAGGATCGCGCCTGGTACTTCCTGTCCGACGACGCGGCGTTCGCGCCGGGGATCGGCGGCGGCGCCGGCCCGCTGCACGCCCCGCTGAACGCCCCGCTGGTCGGCGCGAGCAAGAGCGACGAGTGAACGCCGACCGGCTGCTGGTCCGGGACTGCTCGATCGTCCGCCGGACCCCCGGCGACGAGGACGAGTACGGCAATCCGGTCCCGGTCGAGGTCTTTGTCGACACCTGCTGCTACGCGGAGCAGCGGCGCTCCGCCCAGCCGGCGGGCGTCGGGGACCGGGCCGTCAGCGACTGGCTGGTGGTGCTGCCGATCGAGACGGCGGTCACGATCGCCGACGCGATCCGGCTCGACGACGGCTCGGAGCTCGAGGTGATCGGCGACCCGTGGCCGGTTCACAACCCGTGGGCCGAGGCCTACAGCCACATCGAGCTGATCGCCCGGGAGGCGACGTGATCCCGGACCTCGAGCGGATCGCCTCTGGCTGGCTGCGGGACGGCCTCGACGACGTCAGGGTCGTCGGCAAGCCGCCATCGGAGGTCGCGACGCCGTGGGTGCAGGTCGTGCAGGTCGACGCGCCCCAGGAGCCCGGCAGCCGCGCCGATCACCTCGTGCCGTTCCTGATGCAGTTCGACTGCTACGCCGGCGCCGACGGCGGGCAGCCGGAGGCCAACGCTCTCGGGCGGCTGGTCCGCGCGAGACTGATCGCGCTGCCGGGCATGCGCGACGGCGCTGTGGTGACCGGGGTGCGGATCGTCGGCGACACCCGGGTCCCGGACGACACGTTCGAGCCGAGCCGGGAACGGCGGGTGATCACGACCACGATCTGGGCGCACGCCGCGCCCGTTCTCGAGAGCGTCGGTGAGCCGTGAGGTTCGAGCTCGACCCAGCGTTCGAGACGGAGCTCGCCCGCGAGTTCCTGCCGGCGGCCGCCGAGGAGGTCGCAGGGCACGCCGAGCGGTTCTCCCGCCAGTCCGGCCGCGGGTGGATGCCCAATAGGGACGCCAAGCGCCAGCCGATCCAGGTCGGCGGTAGCGGTGAGGACGTGTACGTCGCAAACCACAACCACGGCGCCCACCTGCAGGAGTGGGGGAGCAGGAACAACTCGGCGCACGCCCCGCTGCGGCGGGCCGTGGGAGCCGCCGGGCTCAGGTTGGAAGAGGAGTAGCTCCGCCCCCGGGCGGGTCACAGCAGAGCCATGACACGACCTCCGAGGAGGCAAGCAGATGGAGAGCCACATCTACAACGACCCGGTCATCGTCGCCGACGCCGAGGCGCGTGACGAGCCGACCACGGGCGAGGACGAGATGCGCTCGATCCTGCCGGACCCCGACATCGATTCGCACCTCGCGCTGCAGTCGGCGCAGGCCGTCGCGAACGGAAGCAAGCCGCGCCTTCCGCGGCTCGGGCAGGTCAAGTACACCGTCAAGGCGACCGAGGTGGAGCTGCCGGACGCCGGCGCGTCGCTCGTCCTGCAGAAGCCGACCGTCAGGACGATCCTGGCGATGCAGGCCCAGGTCGACAGCGAGAACGCCACCGCCGGGGAGATGTTCACCAGCGCGATCACGCTCGTTGCCGGGATGCTCGTCGAGCCGGAGCTGACCGAGGAGGAGCTGCGCGAGCAGGTCGACCAGATGACGTTCAGCGACTGGCAGCACCTCCAGGACAAGGCGATGGAGCTCGCCGGGCTCGGGGGAGAGACGCGCCGCCAGACGGAGGCCGAGTTTCAGGGACCCGGGGAACGTTCATAGGTTCGCCTTCCAGCTCGCACGGCAGCTTGGGATGACCGCGACACAGCTGATCGAGACGATGGACAGCGAGGAGTTCTTCGCGTGGCGGACGCTCGCGGAGATCGAGGCCGAGGAGGCCGAGCGGGCGGAGCACGGCGAGCCGCCGCCGCAGCCGCGGAAGCTGGTCACGGACGCCGGCGAGCTACATCGCTGGTTCGCGAGCAACAGGTGAGCTGATGGCGACACGCGCAGGCGTTGCATACATCGACTTCGAGGGGCAGTTCGGCAAGCTGCACAAGCAGGTCTCCGAGGCCGCCTCGCAGTCCGAGCGGGCGTTCAAGCCGGTCGGCAGGAACATCGCCTCCTCGATGGGCAGGGGGGTCGGCTCGGCCGTCCGGGAGATCGGCCGGACCGTCCAGACCGGCGCCGCGGTCGCCGTCGGCGCGACCGTCGCGCTCGGCGGCGCGGCCGTCAAGGCCGCGGGCGACGTCACCCAGCTCGCGAGGGAAACGTCTGCGTTCTCCCGCGCGTCCGGACTGTCGACCAAGGAGTCCCAAGCATGGGTCGTGACCGCGCAGCAGCGCGGGATCGAGGTCAAGCAGCTGCAGATGGGGATGGCGACCCTCGGCCGGAACCTGACCGCCGTCGGCAAGGACGGCGAGACCTCGTCCAAGGCGCTGAAGGCGCTCGGGATCGAGCAGAAGACGCTGATCGCGATGCCGATGGCCGAGCGGATGGCGTCGATCTCCGACGCGTTTTCGAAGATGGCCGACGGGCCCGAGAAGGCCGCCGCGGCCCAGCAGCTTCTCGGCCGGTCCGGTCAGGCGCTGTTGCCGATCCTGAACGAGGGCGGCGACGCGATGCGCGAGCAGCTCAAGCTCGCCAGCGACCTGGTGCCGCCGCTCGGCAAGTCCGGGAAGGCCGCGCTCGAGCTCGCCAAGCACCAGCGCACCCTGAAGATGGCGTTCCAGGGCATGAAGATCACGGTCGGATCGGCGGTCGTCCCGGTCCTCGCGAACCTGGCCGAGAAGGCGATCCCGGTCGTCACCCGCGGCGCGAAGCTGCTGAGGGACCGCATCGAGAAGCTGACGCCGGTTCTCGAGAAGGTCGGCAGGGCGATCGACCTGAAGCAGATCGGGAAGCTGGCCGACAGGTTCTCCGATCTCGGCCCGGCGGTCGCCGCCGTGGGAACGGCGTTCGGCGCCAAGCTCGGCGGGTCGCTGCCGATCATCGGCAAGTTCCTCGGCGGGATCAACCCGGTCGTCGGCGCGATCGGCGCGCTGATCAGCACCTCGCCGCAGCTGCGCTCTCAGTTCGGCGACCTCCTGCAGGGCGTGTTCGGCGCGATCCAGCCGCTGATCGGCCCCGCCCTCCGGCTGTTCCAGGATCTCGCCCAGCAGGCGCTGCCGATCCTCGGCCGCGCGATCGGCGTGATCGTCGACGCGGCCGGGCCGCTGCTGCGGGTCCTGATCGACGTCGCCGCGAACGTCCTGACCGGGCTGCGCCCCGCGTTCGCCGCGATCGGCCAGGCGATCGAGGCGCTGCGCCCCGCCCTGACCACAATCGGCAAGGTGCTCGCGCAGGTCGCGCCGATGCTCGGCGAGATCCTCGTCAAGGCGGTCAACGCGCTGGCGCCGCTGCTGCCGCCGATCGCCGCGGCCTTCTCCGCGGTCGTCGACGCGGCGGCGCCGCTGATCCCGCCGCTGGTCGAGCTCACGAAGCGGGTGATCGACGCGCTGATGCCGGCGTTTCAGAAGCTCGCGCCGCTGTTCGCGGAGGTCGTCCAGGCGGCGGCTCCGCTGCTGAAGCTGCTGGCGGAGCTGGCCGCGAAGATCCTGCCGCCGCTGATCGACATCGTCGTCGGCGCGATCGGCGTGTTCGCGGATTTCGTCGGCGGAATCCTCGACGCACCGCGGGTGATCGGCCGGGCGATCGGCGACATCGTCGAGTGGTTCTCGGGACTGCCCGACAAGATCTGGGGTGCGATCAAGGGGGTCGGCGAGTTCTTCGCCCGGCTCGGCCGGGAGTGGTATCGCGCGATGGAGGAGAAGGTCGGCGAGATCGTCGATTTCGTCAAGGGCCTGCCGGGCAAAATCTGGCGAGCGATCAAGGATGCCGCCGAGTTTCTCGGCCGGATCGCCCGGGCCTGGGACCGCGCGATGCGCGGCACCGTCGGCGACATCCTCGATTTCATCGGCGGGCTCCCCGGCAAGGTGTGGGCCGGAATCCGGTCAATCGGCGAGTTCTTCGCCCGGCTCGGCGACCAGTGGCTGAGCAAGGTCCGGGAGAAGGCCGACGACGTGCTCACGTTCGTCCGCGGCCTCCCGGACAAGATCTGGGAGGGGATCAAGAAAATCGGCGATTTCGGCGGCCGGGTGATGGACAAGGTCCGCGACGGGTTCAAGACCGGGATCAACTGGGTCATCCGCAACATCCTCAACAAGATCCCGTTCGTGAACATCTCCCCGATCGCCGTCGGCGGGAAGATCGACCGCGACGGGGTCGGCTACCAGGCCGGAGGGCGGGTCACCCGGCCGACGTTCCTGGTCGGCGAGCAGGCCCCCCGCTACCCCGAATACGTGCTCGCGACCAACCCCGCGTACCGCAGGCGCAACGTCGAGCTGTGGCGGCAGGCGGGCGCCGACCTCGGCGTCGAGGGGCGTGGCTTCGGCGGCTTTCTGAAGAAGGCCGCAAACGTCGTGACCGCGCCGGCGAAGGCGATCTCCGGGGTCGCCAAGAAGGCGTGGGGCGCGGTCAAGAGCTTTAACCCCGTGAAGGTGTTCAACGACATCGTGTCGCGTCTGACCAGTGCGATCCCGAAGTGGATCACCGACTTCCCGAAGTGGTTCGCGGAGAAGGGGGTCGACTGGCTGGTCGACCAGGTTAACCCGTTCGGCGGGCAGCGCGGCGGTCGCGTCACCCGCCGCGGGATCATCCCCGGCGCCGCCGGCCCCGGCCCGCGCGACACCGTCCCCGCGATGCTCGAGCCCGGGGAGCTGGTGATCCCGAAGGGGGTGAACCTCGCCGACGAGGCCGGCCGCGCCGGGGCGGATGCGATGCAGGCGCTGCAGGACGAGTTCGCGAAGGGCTACACGGACGCCGGTGCGCAGACGACCAGGTTCGTCGCCGACTACGGCAAGGAGCTCGACGCCGCCACCCGGGGCACCAAGACGAAGATCGCGGCGATCCGCCGCGAGACCGTCGACGGGTTCACCCGCACCGCGACGGACACGACCCGCCAGGCGGCGAGGCTGACGCAGTCGGTCGGGACCGCCTACCGCGGGATGAGCGCCGAGGTCGGGCGGTTCTCCGAGCAGATCCGCCGCGGCACGACCGCGGACTTCGCCGGCATGGCCCAGCGGACCGTGGCCGTCGCCACCCAGCAGCACAAGCAGGTCGCCGGCCAGTTCGCCGGCATGCAGCAGCAGGCGACCGGCTCCACCGGCCGGCTGCGCGCCCGCGCCGTCGAGGACTTCCGCCAGGCGCAGCGCGGCGCGACCGAGCACGCCGACCGGATGCGGGTCTCGACGACCCGCGCCGCGGCCGCCACCCGCGACGGGGTGACCCGCAGCGCGCACGCGATGCGCTCGGGCGTCGTCTCGGACTTCACCGGGATGCAGCGCGGCGCCAGCCAGCAGGCCGACCGGATGCGCGCCAACGCGACCCGGCAGGCCGACAGCACCCGCACCCGGATGGCGCGCGCCTCGCAGGGCACCAGGACCGACGTGACCGGCAACTTCGACGCGCTCGGCCGCGGCGTCAACTCCGGGCTCGGCAGGATCGAGGGGTCGCTGAACAAGGCGCTCTCGGCGCTCGGGGTCAAGAAGGTCACCTTCAACGCCCAGAAGAAACAGGCCGGCGGGCGGATCGTCGGCGGGCAGGGGTCCGGGGACAAGGTTCCGGCGCTGCTTGAGCCCGGCGAGGTCGTCCTCAACCGCGAGGCCGTCAAGCACCTCGGCGGGCCCCGCGAGGCCGACGAGATCAACAAGCGCTGGCCGCGGTTCCAGGCCGGCGGCGGCGTCGGCGTGCTGCGCAGCTACCCGCGGCTGTCGGGCGACACCGACTTCCTGCCGGCGCTCGGGATCGCGCTGTCGAAGCTCGCGCAGGCGGTTGGGCGGCCGATCAGCGTCACTTCCGGCTACCGGTCGATCGCCGAGCAGACGGCGCTGTGGAACCGCTCTGACAAGTCCGGGCGGATGGTCGCCGCTCCCGGCCGCTCCCGCCACGGGTTCGGCGACGCCGCCGACATCAGCCCGCAACGCCCCGCCTACGGCGGCCGCGAGCGCCAGTTCGGCCTGCACTTCCCGATGAGCTGGGAGCCGTGGCACATCGAGCTGATCAAGGGCGCGGGCGGCGCCGGCGGGATGGAAAGCGTCGTCGACGAGCTCGAGAAGGTCGCGCTGTCCGGTCCCGCCGGGGCGCTGAAGGACCTCGGGCAGGCGGCGATCGACAAGGCGCACGACGCCGCCCAGGAATACCTCGACTCGCAGTCGATGGCGATCGACTCGGCCGGGATGATCGGCGACGTGTCCGCCGCGCCGGGGACCCTGTCGCCGGCGCAGTTCTCGGGCCTCGCGCGCCAGGCGCTGGAGCTGACCGGCAAGTTCCCCGTCACCGCCGGCAACGTCGCCGCACTGCTGTCGCGCGCCCGCCAGGAGTCCGGGCTGAACCCCAGGGCGATCAACAACTGGGACATCAACGCCAAGCGCGGGGACCCGTCCCGCGGGCTGATGCAGACGATCGGATCGACGTTCAGCGCCTACCACCAGCCGGGCACCTCGCGCAACATCTACGACCCGCTGGCGAACATCGCCGCCGCGATCAACTACATGTCCTCCCGGTACGGCTACGTGGTCGGCGCGACCGGGAAGGGGTACCAGCGCGGCGGGATCGTCAGGGCGCTGTTCGCCGCCGGCGGGATCACGCCGAAGGCGAACGCCGCCGCGATCAAGAAGCTGAACGCCCAGATCCAGCAGGCGAAGGCGCGCGCGGCGCAGCGAGCCAAGCAGCTCGCCGAGCAGCGCAAGGCGCAGGCGCTGACCAAGCAGATCAAGAAGATCCAGGACCTCGGGGTGCTGCCCAAGCGGCTGCGGCTCGACGTCTCCGGGCAGACGATCTGGGCGGAGATCTACAGCGATTGGGCCGAACGCGCCGGCGCATTGGACGAGGACCCCAGCGAGGAGGGCCTCGACGAGCTGTCGCCCGAGGCGGCGCAGGCGGAGCTGACCCGCCGGTATCAGGCGTCGCTCGGACGGGTGTTCGGCGGCACCCAGCGCCAGTGGCTGGAGAAGCGGCTCGGGGAGCTGTTCAAGCTGCGCAACAGCCTGCTGCGGTCCCGGGAGATCCTCGCCGACGCGCTCAGGCAGATCGCCCGCCAGCTCGAACAGCAGCGCAAGAAGGTCCAGCAGATCAACGCCAAGATCGAGGAAGCGGAGCGCCGCAAGCGCCAGGCCGAGGACGACATCGACCGGCTGAACCGCCAGCTCAAGGCCTGGCGCCAGCACCCCCAGGCCAACAAGCAGCGGATCGCGCAGGGCGAGAGGCAGCGCCAGACGCTGCAGGACCGGATCAAGGACCTGGCGCAAAACCAGCAGCAGCGCCGGGCCGAGAAGGCGCAGATCACCGGCAAGCTGATCCCGGCCTTGCAGGAGCGCCAGAAGGCCTCGAGCGACAAGCGCGGCGAGGTGACCGACCGGATCAAGGACGTGCAGGGCCTCCGCTCCTCGATGACCCGGCTGAAGAAGCTGCCGGCGCTCGGGGCGCTCGGCGGCCAGATCTTCGCGGTGCAGATGCAGCTGCGCGGCCTGGTGCCGCCGAAGTGGTCGGGGCAGGCGCCGACCCCGGGCGACGCGACCGCCGCGGACGCCTCGGCGGGCGACACCGGCGAGCAGGCCGAACGCGGCCGGCTGCTCGAGCAGCTGCTCAGGGAGGCCAACCAGCGGACCGCGATCGCGGAACGCCAGTTCGAGGTGCTCAGGGACTTCCCGCCGTACCTCGGGTCGTTCCAGTCCGGCCTGCCGCGAGTGCCCGGCCCGGCCGGCCAGCCGTGGCTGGCGACCGTCCACGGCGGCGAGACGATCACCCCCGCCGGCAAGACCGAGCCGGTGATCGTGCAGATCATCGTCCAGGACGCCGCCGTCGACACCTCGAGGATCCAGGCGATCGCCCGCGGCGAGGCGCAGGTGGTCGTCCGCCGCCAGGCGCGGGCCGGCGGCCGCGTGCTGCCCGGCGCCGGCGGAGGGGTCCGGCGATGAGTCACACCTACCCACAGGCCGTCCGGTCCCTCTCCGGGCTGCGGCACTACTGGCGGCTCGGCGGCCACGGGCCCTGGCGGGATGCGGTCGGGGGTGCAACGGCGACCGGGAGCGGATCCCTGACCCCGGTGGCGGGACTGGTCGCCGACGACGACGGAGCGCTCGGGTTCGCCAACGACGGACAGCTCCTGGCGACCATCCCGATACTGGCTCCCCCCTGGTCGGTCGCCTGTCTTTACCGCGACGGCCGGAGCGATGGTCTGAGCAGCCATATCTGGGTCAGCACCGGCCCGTCCGTCTTCATCGGCCCCGGTGGCGCGCTCAACTTCTACTCACCGCAGATAAGCCTCGCCAACGCCCCCAACCCAAGCTGGCGAACCGGAACCACGCACCTGCTCGTAGCCACGTCCGATGGAACCAACCATCGCTTCTTCGCTTCGCGTACGGACGGGTCGATCACATCCAATTCCGCAGCAGCAGCACAGAGTCTCGGCCCCACGTTCCGGATTGGCTACTGGAACGCCACGACCGTCGAGGTCATCGACGAGGTCGCCATCTATGACCGTGCCCTGACCATCCAGCAGGTCGAGGCCCTCAGGGCAGCCATCGACGTCGAGCCGCCGCCACCGCCGCCGCCACCGGCCCCCAGCCGTGCCGGGGAGCGGCTGACGCTCACGACCGCCGAGGGAGAGCTCGACCTGAACGCCGGGCCGATCCGGGTCGGGCCGGACGGGCCCGACTGGGGCGAGGCGGCCGTCGAGCAGGCGATGGCCGACGCCGCCCGCGGCCAGCTTCCCGTCGACCAGCGGCTGCCGAACCGGCCGATCTCGATCCCGCTGCTGCTCGGCGCCGACGGGCCCGAGCACTTCAAGCTCGCGCGTGCCCACCTGCAGGCCGCCGTCGCGCGCATCCAGACCGACGGCGGGGTGCTGTGGCGCGGCGGCCCCGGCCTGCCGGGCCTGTACGCCGACCTCGTCGACGCCGCCCTCAAGCTTCCCGAACGGTGGGCGCACCTCGAAGCCGAGCCCGACGTGATCCTCACGCTCGCCGCGCTGCCGGACTTCTACGGCGAGGAGACCGAACGGCACACGAGCGCGTCCACCGGCACCGACCTGGTGCTGACCGAGCACGGCATCCTCGGCGACCACCCGGGGCGGCTGCGGATCGAGATCACCGACACCGAAGGGCAGCCCAAGAACGGGCTGCTGTGGGCGATCCGCTCAAGCAGCTACGACCGCGACGCCAAGCCGATCTACCGGGCGCAGGAGCTCGAGCCGGTCGCGCCCGCCGCCGTCAACGGAAACGTCGTGCGGCATGCGAGCATTGCGCAGAGCTGGACGGCGCTGCTGAACTGGCAGACGCCGCAGGGCAAGCGCCCCACGCACCGCGGCTCCTACCGCGTGTGGGCGCGAGCGAGCGCCACCGGCGCCGGGGTGCGATGCCGGCTGGCATGGGGGCTCGGCGACCTGTCCGCGCCGACGATCAACGAGCCGCGCCTGATCCCGACCGCCGGATCGTGGTTCATGCTCGACCTCGGCGAGGTTCGCCTCGACGCCGCGCCGATCGGCCATCACCACTGGCTCGCGCAGCTGCAGACGCGCGCCGACACGGGCACCGCCACCGTCGACGTCGACAAGCTCTACCTGCAGTCGCTCGAGGGCAGCGGACTGCTGTGGGTGCCGCCGGGCCGCGATCCGGACGCGGTCCTGCCCGCGGACGGGAAGGCGGAGCTGCGGACCGACGGGATGTTCCGCCAGGAACAGAACCTCGGCGCCGACCCGCCCGCCTACCAGCCCGTCTCGCACGTGATCGGCGACCTGCCGCGGCTGTTCCCCGGCACCAACGAGATCCTGCTGCGCTCAAGCCGCGGCGACCTCGACACCCGCCCGGACCCCGACCTTCCCGACCCGGCGTTCACCGCGCGCATCTACTACCGGCCGTCCTATCTCAACCCGGTCCCGCCGCTGCTGGTGAGCGCACCCGTCATCACCTACCCACGTCACGGCCAGGTGATCCAGGAACAGATCCCGCTGATCCAGGGGACCGGCCAGCCGGGCCTCGCCGTCGAGCTGACGATCGACGGCAAGCCGGTGTACTCGCAACCGGAGGAGGAGCCGAGCTGACATGTCGATAACCGCGCCGATCAACATCGATGCGCTGCCGCAGACGATCAACATGAAGCTGTACATCGGCGACGACTTCTTCATGGAGCTGCCGGTCGCCGACAAGGACGGCAACCCGGTCGACCTGGCCGGGTACGTCGCCGCCTCGCAGGTGCGGACGAACGCCAACGCCGTCGACATCGCGGCGACGATCGACTGCGAGATCGACGTGCCGCAGAGCACCGTGTACGTGCACCTTCGCTCGAGCGAGGCGATGGGCCTGCCCGGCAGCGGCGTCTGGGACCTGCAGATCGACGGGCCAAGGCTGCTGACCCTCGCCGCCGGAACCGTGACCGGGGTCGCGCGGGTCACGAGAACGTCGGGGACGGTGCCGGGATGAGCAGCGGCCACCCGTTCACGGTCAGCGCCGACGGGGCGAGCAGGCCCAGGGTGACGGTGGCGGTCCCGGACCGCCCCCGGGTCGGCGTCGTCGTCACCGGCGGAGGCGGCGGCGGCGGCATGCCGCTCCGGTTCGGCGAGGGCCCGCCGGCCGGGGTCGGCGACGAGCGGCCGTACCTGGACCTGCTGACCGGTGACGTCTACGAGTGGACGGGGGAGAGCGATGGCTGACGTCCTCGACGCCCTCGCGATCGCCGCCGTGATGCTCACCCTGGCGGCCGCGATCATCATCGGCTACGGCGAGCGGCGGACGCGGTGAGCGCCGGGCGGCCGCTGCAGATCCCGGTCGCGCCGGACGGCACCTGGGAGTACCAGGTCCCGGTCGAGCAGGCGCTGCTGTTCGGCGGGCGCACGCTCGAGGCCAGGCAGGTCGACGCGGCCGGGAACCTGTCCGCCCCGGCGCTCGCCGGTTTCATGATCCTGGTCTGGAGCTGGGACGACCTGCTCGCGGAGGTCGCCTCCTTCGACGAGCAGATGGAGCGGTTCGAGACCTGGGACGACGTCACCCGCAACACCGAGAAGGTGACGTGAACGCCGTCCGCGAGAGACCGCCGCTGCGGCTGCACGTCACCGCGGAGACCCCGGACGGCCGGCTGCACCGCCGGTGGGGCCCCGACGAGCCGGACGGCGCCTACATCCCGCAGGGGCTGCGGTTCTCCGACACGATGCCCGGCGGCTGCGAGTCGATGGACTGCCAGCTGCGCCGCCAGCCCGGCCGCGACTGGCCCGACCTCGAGCGGCTCTCGACGCTCCGGGTGCGCGGCGCCGGCGGCGATGTCGCCGGCGAGTATCGGCTCGAGCGCGCGCCCGCGTCGACCGGCGATACGCTCGCGATCAACCCGTCCGCCGTCGGATGGCAGGCCGCGCTGGAGGACAACAAGACCGCGGTGATGCTGTACCGCGACATCGATCTGTCCCGGTGGACGGGCATGTCGGCGCGGCGCAAGGCGGATCTGCTGGAGACCATCAACGTCGCCGACGTCGCGACCGAGCCGAACCCGGTGACGGGCGCGCCCGCGCTGAAGGTCGCGATCACCGGCCCGTGGTCACGCCCGGCGACCTGCGAGGGGCTCTACGACGCCCGGTCCGCGCGGATCCGGTCGATCTCATTCGCGTGGACGGAGGGCGCCACGATCAACTGGAGCTGGTGGAACCCGGACTGGAGCTGGTTCGTGCTCGGCTCCGACGACGACATCTTCAGCAGCTACGAGGCAACCCCGGACCTGCGCGCCGAGGGCCCCGGCGCCGGCGCCCTGCAGCTTCAGACCCCCCGCCGGTTCGGCGCCGTGCGACTCAACTTCTCAAGTGCCGCCGGGGCGGACGGGGTGGAATACCCCGTCTGGTTCACCAACCTCGCCGCGTACGGCGACCATCAGGTGCCGATCCGCGGTGCCGAGCCGAACGCCGGGCTGTACGCCTCCGACGTCGTGCGGGACATCATCACCCGCTTCACCGACCTGACCCCGGAGATCACCGACTCCAGCTTCCCGGTGCCGCAGCTCGCGTTCCTGGACCCGACGACGCCGGCGGAGATGGTCAAGCAGGCGTCCCGGTTCGAGCTGGCCGACTGGGCCGTATGGCCGGGCAAGGTGTTCCGGTGGGATCCGACGCGCACCCCGGCCCGGCGCTGGCGGACCCGCACCCGCCCCGCGCAGCTGCAGGAGACAGGCCCGCAGATCGACCGGGTGTGGAACTCGATCGTGGTGCAGTACCAGGACGCCGACGGGTCCAGCCGGATGGTCGGGCCGCCGGGCTCCGGCGCCGACGCGGAAACCCCGGCGCTGCGCGACGACGACCCGGAGAACCCCGCGAACCGCGCCGGGATCGTCCGCCGCGACCTGCTGCAGATGGGCACCTCAACCACCGCGGGAGCGACCCGCGTCGGCCAGGTGTTCCTGCAGGAGTCCCGCCAGCTCGACCATTCCGGACAGGCGACCGTCACCGGGCTGATCGAGGACGACCACGGGGTCATCCACCCGTACTGGCGGATGCGCGCCGGCGACACGCTGTCGGTCGTCGACGCGGCCGACCCGTCGCCAAGGCGGATCGTGAAGGCTGAGAAGACCAGCGACAGCAAGACCTGCGCGGTCGACCTGGACGCCCCACCGGAAGGGCTCGCGGCACTGCTCGAGCGCCTCGGCGCAGTAATCGTCCCCCTGGGCTTCAGCTGACAAGGAGAGCGACTTGAGCGTCATCCCCCCACGCCCGCCCTACCAGACCGAGAACCTGAAGCTGCCGCTTCCGGGCGGCGCGGAGCCGCCCGACTACATCACCGCCACCCGGGCGATCATCGACCGGCTCGACGCCGTCGTCCGGCCGTCGGCGACAACCGAGACCACCCTGCCCGCCAACCCGACCGTCAACCAGGAGGTCTACTTCCGCGCCGCCGCCGGACCGCCGCCGATCTGGTGGCGGCTCCGGTACAACGGCTCCACCTGGGACTTCCTCGGCGGCGGGACGATCATCGCGCAGGTGCTCGAAGTCGGGCCCTGGACGCTTCCCGCAGAGACCTGGGCCGTCGGCGACCCGACGATCAACGTGCCGCTGGCGGGCGTCTACGAGCTCGCGTACTCCGGGATGTTCGGCCTCGGAGCCAACCCCGGCTTCATCGCGGCGACGTACGTGTTCGGGGGGGCGGCCACGCCGGACGACCTCGCCCAGCCGCAGGCAGGAACGGCGTCGCACCTCGGCGGCGGCACCCCCGTCACCGCGGGGCGATCCGGCATACGGCGGGAACTGCCGGCCGGGCCGTTGCGGTTCGCCGGCTTCGGGAACGTCCCGGTCAACGTCTACTACCGCACGCTCAGCATCCGGCCGATCGGAGGACTGACATGAGGGAGATCATCACGCGCGCCTATCGCGAGCCGGCGGTGGCGATAGGCCTGCTGACGTCGATCGCGCTGGCGGTCATCACGGTTGCGACCGGCGACCCGTTCGACACCGCCGCGATCGCCGGGATCGCCGCGCCGCTGCTCGCCAGCCTCGGGATCCGCGAGCTCGTCACGCCCGCGACCCCACCGCCGCACTCCGAGCCGCCGCCCGAACCGTCCGTCGAGGCCCAGCAGATCAAGGAGTTCGACAGCTAAAGATGAGCTGGAACCTGATAGGCAACATCAAGGGACCGACCGGCGCGACCGGCCCGACCGGCGACACCGGCGACATCGGGCCGACCGGCGTCGGAGTCACGGGCCCAACCGGCGATAGGGGTCCGACCGGAGCGGACTCGGTCGTTCCGGGACCAACCGGGCCCACGGGAGTTGGGGTCACCGGGGCGACCGGTCCGACCGGCACAGGCGCGACCGGTGCGACGGGCGCCACTGGCGCCACCGGAGTCGGCCCGACAGGAGCCACCGGCCCGACCGGGGCAGATTCGACCGTTCCCGGTCCGACAGGAGCCACCGGGGGCGCGTCAACCGTCCCCGGTCCCACCGGCGGGACCGGCCCCACCGGTGGGACCGGCCCCACCGGGCCGACAGGCGGGACGGGCGACCGTGGTGAGACCGGACCGGCATCGATCGTGCCCGGCCCGACGGGCGGCACCGGGGCGACCGGCCCGACCGGCGGCACCGGCGGCACCGGGCCGACGGGGGCCGACTCCGTCGTTCCAGGTCCGACGGGACCCGTGTCGACGACGCCCGGCCCGACGGGCGGCACCGGGGCGACCGGCCCGACCGGGGCAACCGGAGCGACGGGAGCCGCTGCGAGGAACTCGGAGATCACCGAGGCCGAGTTCGAGCAGCTGAAGGCCGCGGGCGAGCTCGAGGAGGGCGTGCTGTACCTGCTGAGCGACGTGCCCGCCGGGCGAGGACCGACCGGCGACACCGGGCCGACAGGACCGACCGGGGCCGGTACGACCGGGCCGACCGGCGGTACCGGTGCGACCGGGCCGACCGGCGCTACAGGACCGCCAGGCGCGGCCGGTGGCACCCCCGTGATCGCCTCCGGCAACTGGGGGCCGTCCATCCCGATCGGTGGACTTGCGACCTCGGCGCAGACGAACGGGCAGGTTCGCTACACCCGCGTCGACCTCGCGCAGGCGATCTCAACCGTCCGGATCGACGTGTCCGGCGCGCAGGCGCAGGGCCGGTTCCGCGTCGGCTTCTACACGATCAGCGCCAGCGACGGGTTCGCCGACCAGCTCGTCGCCCAAACCCCCGAGATGTCCGGCTCCTCCGCCGCGATGGTCAACGGCGCCGTGTCCGTCCCCGCCGGGTCCTACTGGATGGCGGTCGGTGCTGTCGGCACCGGCGCGGCGACGTTGCGGACAGCGGTCGGAGCGAACCCGCTGCTGCCGTCCGGCGACGCCCCGGTCGCGAACACGGTCGTCAACGCGTGGCTGACGACCGGACAGGCGACCGGCGGCGCGAACGCCCAGCAGCTCCCGCAGACCGCGTCAAGGACGGGTCTCGCTCGCAACTCGGCGATGCCGCTCGTCTGGCTGCAGGCCGCATGAGCGCCCTGACCGACAGGGACCTGCGACTGAACGGCAAGCCGCTCGGTGCGGTGTACCTCGGGCCGCGGCTGGTCTGGCCACGAGCGGCGGATGTGCTACCACCGACCCGGCCGTCGTACAGCGAGGTCGTGACGGCCGACAACCCGACCGCCTACTGGCGGCTGGGTCAGGCAGTCGGTGCCGTCCCCGACGAGACTGGTAACGGGCGACCGCTGAACCTCGCGGCTGGTTTCTTCTCGACCGCTCCCAGTCTGCTCCCGAGCGGCGACGGGGCCAGCACGATGTTCACCAATCAGACGCAGACCGCCAACACCCCGCAGGGGATCGCGCCGTACGGCTCAGCGTCCACATTCGAGGTATGGGCGCGGCTAACCGTGCTGCCGTCCGGCTTTGCGTACTTCTGTTCGCACGGCGTCTATTTCGGAGTGATGCCGACCGGGATCGTCAATATCGACATGAACTGGACCGGCGTGCTGCCTAAAGCTGTCAGCAAGGTTCCGCTCCAGGCAGGGCAGGTTTACCACTTGGTCGGCACGACCACCGATAACGACGTCAGCCACATCTATGTCAACGGCGTGGACGTGACCGGCGCTGTCACCACCCGTGCAGTTCCGACCGGCACAGGACGGGTCACGGTCGGGGGTGGGCAGACCATGTTGCAGGCAGAGCTGCAGGAGGTCGCCTACTACGACTACCCGCTGACACCCGAGCAGGTGCGGACGCACTACCAGGCCGCGCTTCCCGACGCTCTCCAGTCACCCTACGCCTTCGCGGTCTGGTTGGACCGCCCGACCGCCTACTACCGGCTTGGCGAGAGCGGCGCCAACGCGACCGATCTGGTCGGCGGTCCGAGTGGCAGCTATGCCGGGGTCGCGGCGCAGGCGCAGCCGAGCCTTCTGCCGAGCGGCGAGGGCGCGTCGACCCGGTTCAACAACGGGGCTGGCGTCGTCATTCCCGACAGTCCTGCGCTCCGACTGGTGCCGAGCGAGGGCTACAGCATCGAGATGTGGATGCGCCGTAACCAGCTCGTGATGACAGTGCTGATGCCGCAGATCTATGGCTTCGCGCTGAGCACGAACCTCTCCCAGATCTTTCAATGGGTCGGTGGGTCGGTGAATGTTCGGAACTTGCCTGCGCCGATGGGTACGACCGATGCCTTTCACCTCGTATTTACGGTCGCTCCTGGGCCGGGAAATCTCACTGCCAATGTCTACATCGATGGCGCACTGGCAGCGGGAAACGTTTGGTCGCGCCCTCCCGATGTGACCACAGAAACCGGCTTAGTGATCGGCGGTCCCGGTGGCACCTACCCGAACCCTTACTCGGGTGAGCTTCAGGAGTTTGCGCTGTACGACTACCCGCTGACCGCCGACCAGATCGCCCGTCACTACGCCGCCGCCCAGCCGTGACCTTAGGACCTAAACGCAAGGTGAGATGACTGTTTGCTTGTGCATGATCGTGAGAGACGAGGCGCAGGTGATCGGCCGCTGCCTCGACAGCGTCCGGGGGTTCGCCGACAGCTACGTGATCGTCGACACCGGCTCGGCCGACAACACCCGCGAGCTCGTGCAGCTGCATGAGCTCCCCGGCCAGCTGCACCACCGCCCGTGGGTCAACTTCGGACACAACCGCACCGAGCTGATGGCGCTCGCCCGCGGGAAGGCGGACTGGCTGCTGCTGCTCGACGCCGACATGACGCTCGAGCACGAGCGCTACCGCCTGTTTCTCGACGACGTCGACGACGACATCGACGCGTTCATGATCCGGTTCCCCGGCGACCCCGAGTACTGGCTCAAATGCCTGATCCGCGGCGACAAGCAGTGGCGGTCCGTCGGCGCCGCGCACGAATACCTCGCCGGCGAGAACGGCCGCCACGGGCGCCTGCACGGGCTGACGATCCGCCACCACGGCGACGGCGGCCACCGCGCCGAGAAGTTCGAGCGCGACCTGCAGCTGCTGCGCGCAGAGCTCGACGAGGACGCCGGCAACGCGCGCGCCCAGTTCTACTACGCCAACACGCTCAGGGACCTCGGCCGCGGCGAGGAGGCGATCGACGCGTACCTGCGCCGCGCGAAGATGGGCGGCTGGGACGAGGAGCGCTTCTGCGCGCTGCTGGAGGCCGGCAGGCTCTCCGGCGACCCCGACATCCTGTTCGAAGCTTGGAGCGCCCGCCCGCACCGCGCTGAGCCGCTGTACGAGCTGTCCTGGCGGTTCCGCCGCCGGCGGCAGTGGGCGGCCGCGCAGATGGTCGCCGAGCGTGGCGCGAGCATGTCGCTACCCGACGACATCCTGTTCGTCAACCGGTGGGTGTACGAGTGGGGGTGCCTGTTCGAGCTGTCGATCGCCGCCTTCTACGCCGGGGCGATCGAGGAGGCCCGCGACTGCCACGAGCGGCTGCTGGCCTGCGAGACGCTGCCCGGCGCCTACCGCGACCAGGTGGTGAGAAACGGGGAGTGGCTCTCACCCGAACCGGCCGCGGGGCGGCGATGACCGAGAGCGCCCGCACGATCATCCTGCTCGCCGCCGCCCTCGGATGCCTCATCTACGCGTTCATCCCGCCCGGCAACCCGCAGTGGATCGGCACCGCCGGCGCGCTGTTCGGCGGGGAGGCGCTCGCGCGGGCGCGCCCCAAGGACGATGACTAGGCGCGCCTGGCTGTTCGTCACCGGCGGGTACGTCTGCATGGCGGTCGGCTTCATCGTGTTCGGCTTCCTGCTCTCAAACCACGTCAACACGATCCGCGCCACCCAGAAAACGGCCCTCGCGACCCAGCGCGGGCTGGTCGGCGAGCAACGGGCGCTCGAGGGCGTCGCCGTCCGCAACGCCCAGATGGTCTGCCTGATCGCGATCGCCCCCGGCGGCTCCAACAACGCCCGCCGGACGCTGCTGGATGAGTACGTCCGCACCGGGCACCCGCCGCCGGCGGACCGCTACGGCCCGCCCTGCCCCGAGGTCGTCGCGATCGCCCGCAAGAACCTTCGACATTGACCCCCAGCGAAAAGGAGACAGCAGTGAGCACCGAAGACGAGAACACCCAGGAGCACGACATGGAGGCCGAGCTGGCCGACGAGCCCGGACAGGACGACCCGGAGCGGGTGACGCCCGAGGTCGACCCGCACTACGACCCCGACGCCCCGGACGACGAGTGAACGTCGACACGCTCCTCGCCGCCATGCCGGGGCTGTCCCGGCCGCTGGCAACCGAGTACCTGCCGCTGATGGAAGCGGCGATGCGCGAGTTCCAGATCACCTCGGAGGCGCGGGCGCGGATGTGGCTGGCACAGGTGGGACACGAGAGTGTCAGCCTGCGGTACTTCGAGGAGATCGCCTCGGGCGCCGCCTACGAGGGCCGGCGCGACCTCGGCAACACCCAACCCGGAGACGGAAGGAGGTTCAAAGGACGCGGCCCGATCCAGCTGACCGGCCGGTCGAACTACACGATCGCCGGCAGGGCGCTCGGGCTCGACCTGGTCGGCCGGCCGGAGCTCGCCGCGCAGCCCCGGCACGCGTTCCGGGTATCCGCCTGGTGGTGGCAGACGCACGGGCTCAACCAGATCTCGGACACGGGTGATGTCGTCGCCGCGACCCGCAGGATCAACGGGGGGCTGAACGGCCTCGCGGACCGCCAGGCCCGGTACATCCGGATCCGGGCGCTCGGCGCCCGCGTGATCCCGGGGGCGGCGGCGCCGGCGGCAACTCCCACTCCGGCCCCGGCGCCGCCCCCGCGGATCGAGCACGGAGGTCTGCCGACCGGGACGCTGTGGCCCGAGAACATCCCGCCCGGCGCGTACCCATCGGTGCCCGGGGGGCGCTGATGGCCTACCGGAACGGGCGGCTGCCGGACTCGGTGCTCGCGCCGATCGCCGGCGGGAGGCTGCGCAAGGACGCGGCCGCGGCGTGGAACGCGATGAACGTCGAGGCCCGCAAGCAGGGGGTCGAGCTGCGCCCCACCGGCTCACGGTCGAGCTATCGGACCTACGCCGAGCAGCTCGGGTTCTGGGAGCTCTACCAGCAGGGCCGCGGCGCGCTCGCCGCCAGGCCCGGCACCTCCAACCACGGGTGGGGCCTCGCCGTCGACGTCCCGACGGTCGCGATGCAGAACATGATCAACCGGATCGGCGCGCCGTTCGGCTGGCAGAAGGCATGGTCGGACGCACCTTGCGTACCTCTGACCACACGAATCCTGACCCGTGACGGGTTCAAGCCGTACGACGAGCTGCAGCCAGGCGACGAGACCGTCGGCTACAACCTCGCGACGGACGAGAGCGAGTGGACGTTGATCGCCGGGGTCAACGTGCACGAGGAAACGCCGCTGACTCGCTACGCCTCGGGCCAGCTCGCGCTGACGTGCACGCCCAACCATCGCTGGGTGCACATCCGCAAGTACAACGGCGATATCCGGATCCACTCGCTCGACGCCATGTACTCCCAGGACCGCCTGCTGCTCGCTGCTGCCGGCGCCCAGGGTCCAGGGCTCGAATTGAGTATCGAGGAATGCGCTCTGCTCGGCTGGGCCATGACCGACGGCTCGATTTACCGGTTCGAGAACAGCCGCGGACGTCGAGCGTTCGCGCGGGTCTACCAACGCAAGCCGATCGGGGTTGCGGCTGTCGATGAGCTGATGGAGCATTTCCCGCACCGTCGGGACGACGGATATCGCACAGGTGCCGGCACGGGGGCCTCGCCAGGAGCCAGCGAGCTCACGACAATGTGGTACGTCGGCCGCGGCGTCTTCTCGGAGATCTTGCACCGCTCGAGACTGGACGAGACCGGACCGGTGCGAATGGTGCTCACGATGACCCGCGAGCAGCGCCACGCGTGGCTTGAAGCCGTTCAGCTCGCGGAAGGAACCCAACCAAAGATGCTGGAGATCGCCCAGGCGCGACACGTGGCAGGAAACGAACCCATGCGCGAGGCGATCGCCGTCGCCGGATTCCTCAAGGGCCACCGGATTGCGATGCGGGCTCGCACTGTCGACCTGTGCAACCCGACGCCCTTCCGCAACTACCTCGTTGCCGAACCACTCGAGCCGGACACTGTTTGGTGCCCAACCACGACGTTGGGCACATGGACGGCCGAGCAGGACGGCCAGGTGTTCATCACGGGCAACAGTGAGCCCTGGCACTTCAGGTGGCGCGTGGGCCACTGGTCGGGCCCGGACCCCGGCCCCGACGACAGAGGCGCGCAGCAGCAGCAGCAGCCGGCGAAACCGGAACCGAAACGACTGGAGGACGAGATGAGACTCGCGATCGCCTACAACGCCGACGGCCGCGTGCAGCAGGCGCGGATCGTCGGCACCGGCACGGGCAACCACATCGAGCACCAGTGGATGCAGCAGGACGGCAAGTGGTCCGGCTGGCGGCGCGTCGCGGTCGCCGACGGCCGCACCCGCCCGTGGGTGTCGGTCCAGTACGCGCGGCACCCCAACGGGCGCCTCGAGCTGTTCGCGATGACCGACTCCGACACGCCCTGGCGGATCCACCAGCTCGGGCCGAACGGCAGCTGGGCCGACCGGCTCGTCCGCGCCTAGCCGTTGAACGTCGCCTCGACACCCCGCTAAAGAAGAGCGACGCTACCTTAAGCGACGCCCGCCCGGATGGGCCGGGCGGGCTGTGAGCAAAGGAGGTCTCATGGAGACCTGCCTGACGCTCGCGTTGCTGGTGATCCTGGTGCTCGTCATCAGGAATCGCTAGCCCCGAGCGGGCCGGTGGCCGGGGTTGCATCCCGGTCGCCGGTCCGGTTCGGATGATACCTCCCGCCCGTGCTAGCCCATCAGCAGCTGCTGAGCCTGCTCGGCGACCGCCACATCGGTCCGGAACCTGACCGTGTCCGTCATCGACCGCACCACCAGCGTCGCCCAGCTCGTGCCCTGCTGAAGCTCAACCCCCTGGATCTGCGCCCGGGGGATCATCACCTGCCGTTTGCCGAACAGGATCCACGGCCAGCCGAATGCCGCCGCGCCGCCGGTGAGGACCACCAGCGTCCATGTCAGCCAGTTCGCGAACCTGCGCTCGTACGCCACTCCGCCGGGGGTGATCCGCACGACGGGCCGGATGCCCATCTTGATCGCCTTGAACTCGACCGACGAGACCGTGGCGGCTGCGGCTGCGGCGGCTGCGGGCTGTCCCTGGTCGCCGGTAGGATCGATGTTGCTCACGAGACCTCGGTCCTTTCTCTCTCGTGGGTTCGGCCCGGCGCGCTGGTGACGCGACCGGGCCTTCCTATGTGCGAGGCGAGACTACGCCTGTCGCGGACGGAGCGTCGCGGTCCAGGGACACGCGCGGCTCTGGAAGCGGCTACTCGGCGTCGGCGGGAATCTTCACGACGAGCAGAGAGTCGGCGTCCAGATCGCCCTTGATCGAGCGCAGCCACTCCGCCCGGGTCGCACGCATGTTCGCGAACATCGTCGCGTTCCCGGCGCACCAGTCGGCCAGTTCCTCGGCTGTTGCGAACACCGGGCTCTGCGGGCTGCCCTCGCTGGTGGTTTCCCACAACTGCCAGCCGTCGCCAGTGGGCGGCTCCGTTTCCTTCCACGTCTCCGATGCGGGGATGTCGTCGGGGTGTATCGCGTGGCCCTTGCAGACCGGGCACGTCCCCCAGGCCTCGTCGAGTCCGGCGGCTCTGAGGATCGCCTTGGTCGCGTGCCAGGCGTCAAGACTGTCGTGATGTCCGAGCAGTGGCGGCCGACCCGCCAGCCCGGTTGTCAGCTCGACGGCGTTGGCCTCCGGCAGCTTGTCGGGCCGGAACGGGACCGAGTCGAGGTACGGGTGCCCGGGGTGTCGGCTGTCGGCGTGGTACTCGCCCAGCATCAGGATCAGGCGGGCGATCTTCCGCAGCCACGCTCCCGCGAGCGTTGCTCCGTGCTCGCAATCGTCGGACGGGCAGGGCCTCCATTCCGGGGGTAGGTAGCCGTCCCAGACCTTGTTGCAGGGCCAGTCGAAGTCCATCGGGACGCGCCTGATAGTCCTATGCCCCATCGTGTTCACCCCCCGTCGAGTGTCTGGGCGGGCTGGTCATGGGCATCTCCCGGAGAACACTTCTTCTGGAGTCAGTCCGAGCACCTCGAGATAGATCGCCACCTTGTCCGGGCCCGGCCATACGTCGCCGCGCTCCCACTCGCCGATCTGCCCCGGGTCGATCTTGACCGGCCAATCGTGAGCCAGAGCAGACATCGACAGCCCCCGCGCGGTGCGGGCAGCGCGCATCTGGCTACCGAACCAGACCCGGAACTCTTTCGCCGTCACCCCGGTTGACGATAAATGGCCTAAGCCTACATACAAGGGCATTGCATCTGCTGGCATCTCCTGGCAGGATAGCGCCTGGCAGTTCCCAGTTTGCGGAATTTGGCTATTGGCGGACTGCGGGCCGGGCGGCGCTGAATCGTCCGGGGGGCGCCGACAGGCTCAGGACGACATAACGCCGGACGCTCCACCGGGGAGAGGAGTTCGGCATGCAGCGAGTCGTCGACGGCTTCGAGAACCCTGCAATGGGGATGCGCTTCGAGGACGGGATCTGGATCGTCGAGGCGCTCAACCAGGCCATTGAGGAGCTGTTCCATCGAGGGGCGGAGGACTCGATTGACCGGCCCGCTCGCGAGGTCGTCCCATCCGTCGACATGCGGATCCGGGCACGCAGCGAGGCGGAGCTGGCCAGGGCGGGGTTCTGGCGCGGCAAGGCGGTGCTCAGGACCGCCCGCGGCGATCCGCTGCTGATCTACAGCACCTGCACGCGGATGCTGCTCCCCGGGGGCCGCGAGATGTGGCTGTCGTTCATGGACCCCGTCAAGTTCCGAGCGCCGGTGTTGTGCCCCGCGAAAGCCGCTCGGTCACCGATCAAACTTCCCGCTACCAGCATCAAGCCTGGTGACACGTGTAACCGACTTTCACAGACAAACGCGGGCGCACGTGCAAGGTTGCCGGTCGTGCCAAGAGAGACCGCGACAAGCCGTCGGAACCGAAAGCTCGCGTACAACCTGCGCCGTCTCCGTGGCCTTCGCGGATGGACCCAAGAGCAACTCGCGCTTCGAGCCGATCTAAACCGCGAGCAGATTGTGCACTGGGAGAACGAGGATTATGGCATCAGCCCCGCGAGTCTTGAACGGCTCTGCAAGGCACTCGATCTCGACGACGACCATGAGTTCTACGTACCGATCCCCGAAGCGGTGGTCCGCTCCCTCATCGGACGAGGCGACGGCTGATGATCGGTATCACCCTCGCGTTCCTGCTCGGCGCGCTCGTCTCGGGCCCAGCCTGGGTGCTCGTCGGCGCGATCATCGCCGACTCGCTGCACGCCCAGCGCGCCCGCCGCCGGCGCCGTCACATCGACATCTACGGCGCCGACGCCGTTGAGAGCTGGCTCGAGACGATCGAGCTGCCGCCGCGGCCGACCAACGGCAACGGCACACCCTTCGAGGAGGACGCGGCGGCGTGAGTGACATGTGCCGCACCTGCAAAGCACCGACCCAATGGGTGCGGACCAAGACCGGGAAGGCGATGCCCGTCGACGCCGAACCGACAGTGAAGGGGAATCTGCGGCTCGAACTGGACGGTGAAACAGTCAGTGTCATTCCGCCGGAGGAGCGGCTGGAGGGCGAGCTGCTGTTTCTCTCACACTTCGCGACGTGTCCCGACAGTGAGGAGTGGCGACGGTGACACATGTAGTGCAGCTGATCTCCGACCCCGGCCGCGACGTCCCCGCCGCGCGGGTCTACCACGCCGACTGCGTCTCGTGCGGCTGGGCGGGTCCGCGGCGCCGGCATTGCCGAGGAGGCGCTGCGCGACGCCCGCGACCATCGCGAGAGCAAGGCCGCGACCACATGAACGACGAGTGGACCTCCGGCATCGTCTACGTCATCAGCAGCTGCGCCGACAGCCGGCCGGTGATCGAGCGGACCTCCAATGATCGTCGCCGGCTGCGGATCGCCTTCGGCGATCTGACCGTCTTCCTCACGCTCGGCCTGCAGCTGGTCGACGAGGCAAGCAAGTCTGCGATCGAAAGGAGTGGTGTCAGTGAGTGACGATCTGCCGCGCGATGAGCAGCTTGTCGAGCCCGCTGAGGGTGACCAGCGGCTCTGGTCAGTCACCACCATCATCAACCAGTCCTCGTCCAACCGCGGACTGATCGAATGGGCCGCCGGGGAGACCGCCCGCGCCGCGATCACCGGCATGAAGACCATCCAGGCGATCCTCGCCGACGACGGCGAGGACGCCGCCGTCCAGTGGCTGGTCGGCGCGCGCGAGCGCCCCCGCAAAGGCCAGCGAACCAACAAGGAGCTCGGCACCGCGGTCCACCACGCCTGCGAGCAGTTCGCGATCACCGGCACCAAGCCCGACGTCGACGCCGAGGTCGCGCCGTTCCTCGACCAGTTCGACAAGTGGTGTCAGATCTACCAGCCCGACTATCAGGCCGCCGAGATGACCGTCTACAACCCGTCCTACGGGTACGCCGGCACGCTGGACGCGATCGTCAAGCTCGGCGAGCTGACGCTGATCACCGACTACAAGTCCTCCAAGAAGGACAAAGACGACCGCGGGAAGCCCCGCTCGCCGTGGCCAGACGTCGCGCTGCAACTTGCCGCCTACCGGCACGCCGAGTTCGCAGGTCCCTGGAAGACCAGGCGATATGAGTACTACCGCCGCCGGTACTACCTGCTCGGCGAGGACGAGCGCGCCGACGCCGTCGAGATCCCGAAGGTGGACGGCGGGCTGTGTATCTACCTGACACCCGAGCGGTGTGAAGCCTACCCGGTGCGCTGCGACCACGCTGTGTTTGAAGCGTTCCTGTACGCGATCGAGCGGGCCCGCTGGTCGCTGGAGATGCAGCGAACGGTGCTCGGCGACCCGATCGCCGCACCGGACAGGAGCGCGGCATGACCGCCACGCGGGACTTCTGGCTGCACATCGGCGGTGAGCGCGCGGCCGCGTTCGAGCAGGTATTCGGCACCCGCATAGTGGCGGTCGAGTCACCCGCCACGCACATGGCGCTGCTTCCCGGTCTCGACGAACCGCAGGAGGTGTATCTGCTCGACCTCGAATGGGCACGCGAGCAGGGCTGCCGACAGCGGATCGTCGCGCACCTCTCCTGCCAGTTCGGGGTCGAGGAGAGCTTCACTGACGCTCGACTGGAGCAAGAAGGCCTACCGCTGCTTGCAGCCGACACGACGCTTGAGATCCGCAACCCGCAGAAGTGGTTCAACTGATGTCCCCGATCCTCGAATTGCAGCGCCGCCTCCACGAGTCCGGACGCATCCGGATAGGTGTCACCGTCCCAACCGGCCAGGGCAAGACCCGCCCAAAGAAGCTCGAAACGTTTCGTATCACCAGCCAGGACAAGCGGGCGCTCGACCAGGTCGCGTCACTGTACGGCGGCGCTGTCACACCGTGGCAGGACGCGCCCGTCGGCCAGCAGTGGGAGGTGATCACCAACACCGCCGAGATCCGGGTGGCGGTCCCGCCAGAGCGGATGGCGCTCACACAGTCATATGAGCTGTGGTCAGGCGGTGGGTGCCAGCGCCGCTGTGATGGTGAACGCCAGCAGAACGATGAGCCGTGCTTCTGCGTCGCGCTGGACGCCGACGACCAAAGGACACCGCGGTGCTCCCGCCACACCCGCGTGTCGGTGATGCTCGCCGACCTGGCGACCACCGGACTCTGGCGGCTTGACACCCAGGGGTTCTACGCCTCCGAGGAGCTCGCCGGCGCGTTCATGGTCGCGCAAATGATCTCCCAGCAAACCGGGCGGACGCTGCTGCCCGGCTGGCTGCGCCTCGAACAGCGCGAGATCAAACGCCCCGGAGAGCCGACCAAGAAGTTCGCGGTGCCAGTGCTTGACCTGGAGATGAACATGGCCGCGGTGCTCGGGCCCGGCCCGGCAGCCCATGCCGTCGAGCCTTCGCAGCGCCCGGCGATCGAGACGGCCGCGACAGAACCGCAGCCGACACAGCAGCCGACCGCCGTCACCCCCGTCCCCACTGAGCAGCCGCCGTCGCTCGTCGCCGAGCTCCAGCGCGTCGAGAGCCCGTCGGCCAAGAAGCCGCGCCGGAACGCGGCCGCGCCGATCCCCGACACCGGCATCAAACCGCGCACCGCCATGCAAGCCGCCGAGCAACCACCCGCGGCGCCTGCTGAACCAACCACCGCCAGCGAGGCCGGCGCACTTCCGCCGGTCACCAAGGCGCAACTCACCAAGCTGCACACCCTGTTCACCAAGCGCGGGATGGGTGACCACGACGATCGCCTGGACTGGGCCAACAGCCACCTGGCCCGCACGATCGTCTCCTCCACAGAACTTACCGGCAAGGAGGCCTCCCGGCTGATCGACCAGCTCGAGCAGGAAGCTGCAGCGCTCGCGGCGCTGCACGCGCAGAACCCGGACATCCCCGACGGCTCCGACCAGGAGGCATGAGCCATGCCCGACCCGGCCCGTGTCAGATGACCGCCTCACCACGACAGATTGGCCGACGGCCGTCCTCGAGGTCGAGCTGGCGCTCGACGCGGCGACCGACCGCATCGGAGAGCTCGAGCGCCAGGTACGGCACCTCGACAGATGCGTTGCGAATCTGCTCGCTCTCATCGAGGCCGTCACCGCTCGCCTGGAGGCGGGGCCGAACCTCACCGGGCGCTCGTGAACGCGCGATGGACGCGGAGGCGTACGTCGAACTTCGCGAGGCCCACGGCGGGACCGTCCGCAGAATCCAGGGCGGGTGGATGTGCACCTGCCCCGCCCACGAGGACCGCACACCATCCCTGTCGGTAACCGCCGGCGACGACAGGCGACTGCTGCTGCACTGCCACGCCGGCTGTCAGCTCGCGGACATCCTCAACGCCGACGGGCTGACACCAGCCGACCTGTTCGACGGTCACACCAACGGCCGCGTTGAAGAGGCCGCGTACCCGTACGTCGATGAGCACGGCAAGCCGCTGTTCGAGGTCGTGCGCTTCTGGCCCAAGGACTTCCGGCAGCGCCGCCCCGACGGCCAGTGGGGCATCGGTGGCATCCGCCGCGTTCCGTTCCGTCTCCCGCAGCTGCTCCAGGCAGTCACCGACGGCGAGACGGTGTACGTCGCCGAAGGCGAGAAGGATGTGCTCGCACTCGAGCGCGCGCACGTCGTCGCGACCTGCAACCCCGGTGGCGCCGGCAAGTGGCGACCCGAGTACAGCGAGTTCTTGCGCGACGCGCACGTCGTCGTCATCGCCGACCGCGACGACCCCGGCCGCGACCACGCCCGCCAGGTCACCGCGTCGCTGGAGCAGGTCGGCGCGAGGGTCGAGATCGTCCACGCCGCCGTCGGCAAGGACGCCTCCGAGCACCTGCAGGCCGGCAAGACCGTCTACGAACTCCAACCGGGGCTGGGCGCCGATCCCGGCACCGGCCTGCCGCACGATCTCGCCGTCCCAACACTCGACGAATTCATCGCCGTTGAGGAGGAGGGCGCCACCCCACTACTCGGCGAGCCCGACGCCGTCCTGATCCCCGCCAGCGGCGACGTGATGGTCTACGGCGACGGCGGCGCTGGAAAGACGACCCTGACGATCGACCTTGCCTTTCACCTCGCCACCGGCGAGGACTGGCTGGAGATCCCGATTCCCGAGTCGGTCCGGGTGCTGCTGGTCGAGAACGAGGGCCCCAGACCGCTGCTGCGCCGCAAGCTCGCCCGCAAGCGACAGGCATGGACTGGCGGAAGCCCCGCCGAGCGGCTGCGCATCTTCGAGCGACCGTGGGGTGAGTTCTCGCTGGAGCCCGAGAGCTGGCGCGACGCGATCGCCACGACGGTGACCAAGCACCAAATCGACGTCCTGATCGCCGGGCCGCTGACCCGGATCGGTATGAACGACGCCGGCACCCTGCAGGAGGTCCGCGCGTTCATGGGACTCGTCCACGACCTCCGGGAGCGGTGCAACCGACCGCTCACCGTGCTGCTGATCCACCACGAAAACAAGGGCGGCCAGGTATCCGGCGCGTGGGAGGGCTCTGGCGACACGCTCGCGCACGTCCAGAGCGCCGGCAACGGCCACACCGTCGTCTACATCCAGAAGGCCCGGTGGGACTCCACGAGGCACGGTACGACCATCAAGTTGACGTGGACCGACGGTGAGGGGTTCGAGATCGACAGCGACCGGGACTACCCCGCCGAGATGATCGCGTGGGCGGCTGAGCACGGTCCCTGCACGGCCACTGAGATCGCCGACGGGACCGGCACCAGGAGAGAGAGGGTGCAGGAGATCGTCAACGATGAGGAGGTCTGGGAACTGCTCACCGGGGATGACGCGAAAGCACTTGGCCGGCATCCAACGGCGAAGCTCTACAAACTCCGCTCAGAGGTTGTCCCGGGCTCGGGACAACCCGGACAACCTCGGCTGTTTCCTACGGTCCCCGACAGGACCCACGAGAGGTTGTCCGGCCCCCCCTCCGTAGGAGGGGGGCCTTATGGGACAACCTCCGCTACGGGGACCGGCACAAACGGAAGGTTGTCCGAGGGCCGGGGACAGCTTCCAGCGTGCACGTGCGCCGACGCTGGGATTCCCGATGACGACAACCCCAGCCGCTGCGCACGCTGCAGCGGCCAGTTCATCGTCCGCAACGTTGACCCGGAGAAACCGTTCTGATGGTCTCTTCGCCGCTCCAGCGTGCGAACGAGGTTCGGCTGCACGCCGCCCAGCTCCGCGCCGAGATCGCCAGCCTTGAGCCGGGCGGGGGCGCTCGCCGTGCGATCGAGGCGATCGAGAATCGCGAGGGTGCGTTGCGATTCCGTGGGCTGCTCGAGGCCGTTCCTGGGATTGGCTCGGTCATCGGCCTACAGATGCTCGAGCGCGCTGGGATCAACCCGGAGCGTGCGCTGCAGGAGTCACAGCACGTGTCGATCCGCCAGCGCGCGCTGCTGATCGGACAGCTGCTGGAGTTCGAGAGGACGAAGAGGCGATGATCGCCCCGATCATCACCCTGCGGATCGCCGGCCGGGCCGCGACCAAGGGCCGCCCGCGCTTCAACGCGCAGACCGGCCAGGTGCACACGCCGCCGTCGAACATCATCTCCGAGAACGACGTCCGCGCCGTGTGGCGGGAGGCGGGCGAGCCGCGGCTCCCGGACGACACGGCGCTCACCCTCGACGTCGTCGTGTTCGTCGTCCGGCCCGCCGGGCACTTCCGCAAGGACGGGAGCCTGTCGGCGGAGGGGCGCCGGCACCCGGTGCCGCGCACGCAGAAGCCCGATCTTGACAACATGGTGAAGCTGCTGATGGATGCGCTCGAGACGCGCGCCTACCGCAATGACGTGCGGATCTCGCGGATCAGCGCCGAGCGCCGGTGGGGCGAGTGGCCCGAGACGGTGCTGGCGCTCGCTCCCGCCGTGCGCTTCCGGGCGAGCCTGATGTCGGCGACCGACTTCGAGGCGGCGGCGTCGTGATCCACCGCCTCGACCTGGTCAGCGACTTCATGGACGGCACCACGTACGCGGAGTGCTCGTGCGGCTGGAGAGGGCCCAAGCGCGAGCTGCTCGCATCGGCGACTGCCGACGGCGAGCGGCATCTCCGCGAGATCGCAGACGAGCCGGATTCGACACGAGAGGAGAGCGCATGAGCGCGGCACGATCCGACGAGGATCCGCAGGACGGGCTGTTCGACAACGTCATCGAGAACCAGGTGCTGGAGAAGGCGCTCGAGCGCCGCCAGGCGGCCAAGGACGCCCGGTCGACGGCGCAGGGCAACTACAAGCAGGCCGACGATCAGGCGAAGGCGCAGCTGCTGGCGCTGGACCTGCCGGACCCCGAGCCGGACGAGCCGGTGACGATCCGCTGCGGCCGGTTCCGGATCAGGATTGCCCGGGTGCCGAGCCGGTCGGTCGCGTTTGACACTGACGAGACGCGGCGGACGACGATCTCGCTGCTGGGCGAGGACTGACATGCAGCCGGCGGCGACCAGGCCCGCGAAGGTGACCGAGCCGTTCGAGATCGTCAGCGTCGACGGCCACCACCGCGACTACGTGTGGACCGGCGCGCTGACCGACGCTCCCGGCGGCGGCGGGATCATCGGGATGCTGCTGATGGTCGTCGACCGCGACGGCTGGGCAACGCTGCACCGGGCCGAGGGCCTGCGCTACCAGCACGGCTTGCGGACGGTGTCGTTCGGCCCGCGGATCGCGTGGCCCGACGGCGACATTCGCGCCCGCAGGATCCCAGAGGGCATCGATGGCTGATCCCGAGACCTACGAGATCCGGCAGACGCTCGACACGCTCGAGGCTGAGGCCCGCTGATGGCCACCGCCGCCGCGATCCTGGCCGTCAGCCTGGTGCTCGCCCCGAAGCCGAGCCCGAAGCCCGACCACGCGCACCATCGCTCGCAGGAGCGCAGGCGGCTGATCCGCCGGGCCGAGCCGTACCGCGGGTGGACGGCGCTCGGCGGCTGGTCGCGCTACGCGATCCCCGCTCCGATCGTGCAGTGCGAGAGCCGCGGCGACGTCCACGAGGACAGCCACCCGTACAGCAGCAGTGGCGAGTACCAGATCGAGGCGAGCACCTGGGCGCAATTCGGCGGCCTCAGATTTGCGTCGCTGCCGTACGAGGCAAGCAAGCTTGCGCAGTCGATCGTCGCCCGGCGGATCTGGCGCTACCAGGGCCCCGGCGCGTGGACGTGCGCGTACGTCACGGGATGGCTGTGAACCCGAATCGCGACAAGCAGCAGTGGCTGCGAACCGTGCCCCCCCTCGCCCGCCGGGCGATCCGGGAGATCATGGCCGGCTTCGAGCAGCCGGGGCCGCACCTGAACCACTCGGCGGCGTACCGCTGGTCGGTGCTGCTGACCCCGTTGGTCGGCACCGCGTCCGACGTCGTCCTGATCGCCCGCAACCGAGACGGCCGCGAGTACCGCTGGCCGGTGATGCGACACGGCGTGCTGCTGGAACAGGAGAAGAGGGTCCGTGAGCGCCGCTAGCGCCCGGGCCGGCGCCGACCTCGAGCGACTGCTCGCCGACGTCGAGGGTGACGGGGCGACCCGCCGGCGCGTCGAGGCACTCAACCGGTTGGACCGCGCGCTCGCCTACGAGCTGGAGACCCCACCGCCGGTCACCGAGGTCCGCAGGTCCTCGACCGGGACGATGCCGCTGCTGACCGCCGAGGCGTTCGAGCTTGCCCGGCAGGTGTACTACCTGCATCACGGCTCGATGCGCGACTGCGCCCGCGCGATCCTCGCCGCCGGCCTGCAGGGCGAGCTCGACACCGACGACCCGGTGACGGTGATCAGCGAGCGGCTGAAGACCTGGTGGCATCGTGAGCAGTGGCCGAAGCGGCCGACGCGGGTCACGATCCTGCTGCGCGACGCGCGCGACGGCGGGCTCTACCGCGGCGAGCGGATGTGCGCCGGCGTCGGTACGGGCAACGGACCGCTCGCTAGGGGTCGGCCGTGCACGCAGACGGCGCTGCGGGACAGCGACTACTGCTTCCAGCACGACCCGCGCCCCGAGTACGCCGAGCGGCGCCGGCAGATCGGCGAGCGATTCGTATACGCCCGGCTGCGCGACCTCGTCGACGTCGGGCCCCTGCGCGAATGGCTGATCTGCCAGCAGCGGCGGCTGCTGGCAGAAGCCCGCGCCGCCGGCGCCGCGCACCCCAACCAGCGTGGCGGCAGGCTGCTGGCCGACTGGCTCGGCGTCGACCAGTCGCTGCTGGGCCGGGTGATCGACGGCCACCAGACGACCACCCGCACGCTGTCGATGAGCGCCGGGCGGATCCGGGCCGCGACGGCCGTCAAGTACCTCGAGCGGAGCGGCACCAGCTTCCGCGACATCTACGGGTACGACCCGCCGGCCGCGCGCGACCTGACCCCCGTCACCTGCCCCGACTGCGGCGGGCGGATGTCCGCCGGATCCAAGCGCTGCCGCGGCTGCTGGGACGCGACCAGGACCCGGTGTGTGTACGTCAACCTCCGCGGCGAGCGCTGCCGCGTCCCGACCGCGCATGAATCCGGGCACTGCTACAAGTGCCGGCGGATCCTGGACCGCCGGACGCAGGGCCGCACCAGACGCCGCGGCGGCCCGCGCCGGAACCGCTCGTCCGTATCGATCCCGATGCTGATGCTCGCCGCCGACGCGTACCTGCAGACCCCCAGCTTCCGCGGTGTCGCCCGGCGGATGTGGGAGCTGAACGCAGCCGGCTGCCGCGACGTCTTCGGGAGCCCGTCCGGGCTGGAGTCCGCGCTCGCCAAGGCGTTCCGCCGGCAGGGATGGACCGCATCGCCGGGCGGCCGGCGGCGACGGCCCCGGCACGAGGCGCTGCTCGCCGTCGGCGAAGGCCTCGCCGAGCTCGAGAACCGCCACGGCGCCGTCGAGCTCCCCGCCACCCCGCAGGCCGCCTCGGCGATCGGCGGGGCGATCATCCCGATCGAGCCGTTCCGCCAGTGGCTCGCCGCCCGGTACGCGGAGGCCGGGTCGTTCCGCCGTCTCGCCGAGCGGGTTGCGATCGCCGACGCGACGATCAGCCAGTGGGTGCGCCGCTGCGGCCGCCGCGGCGGCCAGACGACCGTCCGCCGCGCCACCGTCGAGGGCGCGCTCGAGCTGTGGGGCGCCGGCGAGACGATCGACGACCTGTACGGGAGCGGGCTGTGAACGTCGAGCTCAGAGCCTGGCAGGCACGGTTCCTGAGCACGCTCGCCGGCCACGACCGGCCGGATTTCCTGCTGGTGGCGTGCCCCGCCGCCGGCAAGACGATCGCGGCCGCCGTCGCGGCCGCCAGATGCATGGCAGAGCACGGCTGCGACCAGCTGATCGTCGCCTGCCCGACCGTCGTCGTCCGCGACCAGTGGGTTCGCGAGCTCGGCCGGCTCGGGTTCCGGATGGAGACCGAGTTCGGCCCCGGCGGCTGGCCGGAGTGGGCGCACGGCGTGTGCGCCACCTACGCGCAGATCGCGTGGCGGGCGGACACCTACAGGCGGATGGTCGCCGCCCGGCGGACCGTCGCGATCCTCGACGAGGTCCACCATGCCGGCGCCGAGCTGTCCTGGGGCAGCGCCCTGCGCGAGGCGTTCGCCGGCGCCGTGTTGCGCTTGTCGCTGTCCGGCACCCCGTTCCGCTCCGACGAGCGGACGATCCCGTTCATCGCCTATGACCCGCAGGGCCGGTGCATTCCGGACTTCGGCTACAGCTACGCGCAGGCCGTCCGCGACGGCGCCTGCCGGACGATCCTGTTCAAGCCGCTCGACGGCACCGTCACCTGGCTCGGCGACGACGACCGGCCGATCACCGCCGCGTTCTCCGAGCGGATCCCCAAGCTGCAGCGCGCCGCGCGGCTGCGGGCGGCGCTCGACCCCGCCAAGCCGTACCTGTCGGCGCTGCTCGGGCACGCGCACGCCGACCTTCTGCGGATGCGCGAGCGGGTCCCCGACGCGGCCGCGCTGGTCGTCGCCGACAACCAGGCGCACGCGCTGCAGATCGACCGGCTGCTGGCCGAGATCGCCGGCAGCCTGCCGGTGCTGGCGATGTCCGACATCCCGCGGGCGCACCGGGCGATCATCAACTTCGCCGGCGACACCGAGCCGTGGCTGGTCAGCGTCCGGATGGTGTCCGAGGGCGTCGACATCCCGAGGCTCGGGGTGATCGTCTGGGCGACCGTCGCATCCACCGAGCTGCTGGTCCGCCAGGTCTGCGGCCGCGCGCTGCGCGCCGGCGGCGAGCACGCGGCGCTCCCGGCGATCATCCACATGCCCGCCGACGAGCGGCTGACCCGCTACGCGCAGCATCTCGCCGTCCTGCGCGGCGTCGACGGCCGGGTCCGCGACGGCGGCCGCCGGTCGGGACGGCCCGCCACCGACCCCGAGCTATCCGGGCCGGGCGGGTTCTCGTCGGCAACCAAGCGCGACGGGGTGCGCTACATCGACCCGGCGCCGTTTGTGCGGTGGTTCGCCGTGCTCGAGCGCGCGATCGGGCTCGAGGCGGCCTGCGCCCACTGCGGCTGGACCTATGAGGCCGGCGCCCGGGCCGTCTACCGCTGGCGCGAGGAGGGCGGCTGGGCGGACACGCTGACCCTGTTCGACGCCTGCCACATGGCGGGCGTCGACTTCGACGGCATCTTCGCCGGCGAGACCTACGCGGCCGCGAGAGCGTACGCGGACGACCCGTTGATCGAGCTCGACGGCCAGGACTTCCGCAGCGTCGACGCCGTCGCCCGCGGCCCCGCCGAGGCGATCACGCCGATCGACGCCCGCCGGGAACGGCGGGCGGTCCCGGGAACGCCGGTCACCGTCATCGCGCCGCAGCTGCCGCCGACACCCCGGCAGCTGCGCGAGCAGGCCGCCGAGCGCCAGCGCCGCCGCGGCCAGGTGCACCGCCTGATGAGCACCCTGGTCGCGCTCGAGCGGATGGTGTTTCCCGCCTACTCGATGTCGACGGCGGCCGCCGACCTTGCGGCCGCGACCGGACTGCGAATCATCGGCAACTCGCCCGACGAGGACGTCCAGGCCGCGATCGACTGGCTGACCGGGCGGCTGCGGACGTTCGCCGAGCACCACCCCCGCCAGGTGCGCGAGCTCGCCCAGCAGCGCCGGCGGCTCGATGCCGCCGCCTCGATCGGAGCCGGCCCATGACCCGCTTCAAGCCCGGGAAAGGCACCCCGTACGACCAGCTGATCGCAACCGAGCACCAGCTGCTCTGCGCTCAGCCGGCCGCCGACGCCGTCCACGTCTGCCAGCTGCCCGCCGGGCACGACGGCGCGCACATGGACGACCGCGGCGCCGGCGTCTACTGCTGGCACCTGAGGCGCTGCTCGGACTGCCGCGGCACCGGCCAGCGGCTCGCCCCCGAGCGAACCCACTACGAGACATGCTCGGCCTGCGGGGGCGTCGGATGAGACGGCGCTGGCGCTGGCAATGGGATGACGAAACGTGCCTCGCGATCTGCATAGTCTGGGCGGGCGCCGGCGTGGTCGCCGCGTTGATCCTCCTGAGCTTCGACCAGGACAAGCACGGCGAGGTGAACAGCTCCGCTGTGCCATGGCTGTTCGGGATCTGGCTCGGGCCCTTCGCGCTCGCCGCCGCCGTCCTCGCCATCTACGGGATCGCCCAGGGCATCCGCTGGGCGATCCGCAACCCGCCAGTCAAACGTGTAAGCGAGAGCGCCGACGACCTAAGGGAGCACTACCGTGATTGACCTGACGCCCACGTCCGTGCGGACCGGGACGCGTCCGCCCGCGCGGGCCGACGCGGTCAGGCACGCCGCCGAGGTCGCGATCCTGGCGTGCACCACCGCCCTCAGGCTCGACGGCGCCGTCCCCGTCCGCGTGTTCGTCGCCGTCGAGGCCGACGTCGGCGATGCCGACCCTGTGAGCCACATCGCCAGCGAGGGCTTCGCCGACGACGATGAGCTCGTCGCCGAGCTGCTCGGCATGGCCGGCTCACTGTCCAAACAGATCGGGCTGGAGCTCGAGATCACCCCCAGGAGGCCCGACTGATGGAGTCAGCTGCTGCCCGCGCCCGCGAGTTCGCCATCGAGAAGCGAGTCCCGCTGCTGGTGCTCGACCTCGACGGCACCGTCCGCCAGGGCAAGGACGACCCGCTCGGGAAGTTCGTCAACGGCCCCGGCGACGTCGTCGTGTTCCCGGAGGCCGTCAAGCAGATGGCCTGCTGGAAGAGCCGCGGTGGCCGGATCATCGCCGTCTCGAACCAGGGCGGGATCGCGCTCGGCCTTGTCAGCTACGAGATGGTCGCGGCGGCGATGATCGAGACGCACCGCCAGTGCCTCGAGATGTTCGACAAGGTCGCCTGGTGCATGCACCACCCGAAGGCCGACGACCCCGAGATGGCCCGCTGCTGGTGCCGCAAGCCGTCGCCCGGGCTGCTGGTCGAGAGCGCGCTGGAGATCGCCTACCGCCACGGCGAGATCTACCCGCCGCACATGGGACTGTTCGTCGGCGACCGGCCCGAGGACGAAGAGTGCGCCCGGCTCGCGGGGTTCCCGTTCCAGTGGGCGCACGAGTGGCGCGGCTGATGGCCGATCAGGGCGAGTGCACATGCCGCGCCGTCGGCACCCTGCCGCCCGGGTGGAGGAACGTGCTCGACCCCGCCTGCCCCGTCCACGGCACCCCGTCGCGGCGGTACACGCTCGACGAGGCGCGCCGGGAGCTCGCCCGCCGGGAATGCGCGGCGGACGGGCACGCGTGGGACGTCGTCACGGGCTCCGGGGCCAGGCCGATCCTCCTGTTCTGCGACCGCTGCCACCGCAGCTGGTCGGTCGGCCAGGAGAAGAGTGGCGAGGACCGACCATGACCAGGCTCGGCTACAGCATCTCGGGCCGGGGGATCTTCGCCGTCGAGCGCGTCCCACCCGACCCGGACATCCCCGACGACGACGCCACCATCCAGCTCGAGGTCGATCAGCTGACCATGTACCTGTCCGACGCCGAGGCGATCGCTCTGTCGCGGGCGCTGGCCGGCGCGACGCTCGAGGAGGAGCAGTGAGCCCGCAGATCCCGACCGATCTCCTGCATCGGCGCAGCGAACTGGACGCATACGCAAGCCGGGTCATAGCGTGTCATCCGCTCAGCCTGGTCCAAATGGCCGTGCTCCAGGTCCTCGCCGAAGAGGTCGGCGCCCTGGATGGAGAGATGGGTGTACCCAGGCCGGCGCGAGAGAGATATCAGCGCTGTCTCGACAATCTCATCCGTGAATACGCGGGCGGCGACCTCGACGACATTCGCGATTTCCAGCGCCACCTTCGTCGCTTGCGCGCCGAGGACCTGACCTGGGACGATGTCATCAGAACGGTCGAGAGGGACGGGCGCGATGTCTAGTTGCTCGGGGGCGTCCGAGGCCGATCGCCAGTACATGCTCGACGCGATCCGCGAGCACGGCGCGATCCGGATCTACCGCAAGGGGGCGGCGGCGAGGCTCGCCAACGACCTGGCGGTCGAGGGCCTCGTGACGATGCGGATCGTGCAGGTCGACGAGCAGTCCTCCTACATGCTGGTCGAGCTCAAGGAGCCGGATGCCTCGTCCCGCTGACTCGCAGGCACATGAAAATGTTGCAAGCACCGCCCGGCGGATCGCCGCCGGCAGTCAGGGCCTAGGGGTGTGCCGACTTCAGCGGCTTCCACGGCTCATACGGATCACGCCCGCGCCGTATCACCTCGGCGAGCACCGCCTGTTCAAGCGCGCGCTCCTCCTCCGAGCCGGCGTGGCCCTTCGACAGCTCGTACACGTAGTGGACCATCGCCGCCGCCAGCACGTTCAGGGCGTCATCGGGTATCTCGCGGAGCCAGTCCACAGGAGCCAAGGGTAAGCCAGTCCGATGGTCGAGCTTCCCGGAGATCTGAACGAGCGCCGCGAGATGCACTTCACCGGCAACGCCTACGGCTGGACCGTCGAGCAGGCGCCGGAGCCTGCAGACGTCGCCTACACCTGGACCGCCTACTTCGGATCGCACCGCCAGAGCGGCCGGGCTGACCACGAAGCCGACGCCCGCCGGGCCGCGCGCACCTGGCTCAACGCAGCCCGGACGCTGTACATGGACGGCTACGAGACCGGCCGCAACGGCGTGCGCCTCAACGCCGAAATGGTCGAGCGCGCCTATGGGGCGATGAAGGCGACCTACCTGCCGGAGGCGTCGATCCATCGGTCCGTCTCGGAGCAGGCGGCGATGCGGGAGCGTCTCCGCGACGTTCTTGAAGCCGTGCTGGGAGAGCGCCGGGATGCCTGATCTGAGCGTCGTCTGGAAGTTCTGGCTTCCGCTACAGGACGTGGCCGAGATCGAGATGCCCAGAGGTCGAGGCGCGGATCGCCGGGCATGAGTTTCCGTGGTGGGTGCCATGCACCATTCGTGCCCGGTCCTACGAGCCGTTCTGGCGTGTCGAACCGCGAGAGGAGCCGCGCTGATGGGCCTTTTCGATGCAACCGATCGGAGGAAGCGATGAGCGACGAAGCCGACGACAAGCTCACCCCGCAACAGTGGCGTGAACGTCTTGAAGCTCGCCCGCTACCCGGCGACGGCCCGGGTCCGTGGGAGCAGTACGGAAGCTCCGACGAGGGCTACGCCGCCGCTGGCGAGTGCCTGGCGCACGCGCTCTTGGTCCTCACCGACGAACGCCCCGAACTGCTCGACGTGACCGCCGAGCGTGAGCGCGACGATACCGGGTACGAGGCGGCCGACAACCGCAAGCTCTGGGACGCCTTCAAAGAACGCTGGCCGGACGGCAACGACTGGCTCGGCGGGATCACCGGCTTCCAGTACGGCTGGGCGCACAACATCGTCCGGTACGTCAAGGACGCCGGTCCGGTCGGCAACCCGGCGATCGTGACGGTCAAGGCGAAGGACTGAGCGTGGGCCGAAGCGGGGCAACCGATCCCGAACTGGGTCGCTGGGAGTGGTTCTCGGGCGACGAGCTTGCCGTTCTACTGATCGCGCTGGGCGACATAAGCCCGTCGCACGACCCGGAGTTCGAGCAGGCCCGACAACAACTACTGGCCGAGGTCACCGCGATCTTGAAGGCGATGATCGGAGGGCGGCGCTGATGGGCCTCAGCGTCCGCTCACCGAAGATCGTGTGGATCCCACAGCTTGGCCGTGAGGGCCTCGCGCAGGGCGACATACGCGCAGTCCGGCTTGTGATCCTCACCGGTCGTGAAGTACGCACCGCAGACCGCGCAGAACCCGTCATCTACCCCGTCGTAGAAGGGTCCCGCCTCAACGACCTTCTGAGCCGCCGCCGCAAGGCGCTCCACAGACTCGGCAGGCTGCCCCTCGCTCTCGCAAAAGTCCAGCACGCCCTTGATCGAATCCTCTCGCCAAGCCATAGGGGGACAGCGTAATGGGGCAGAGCGCTAGGTCGGCTGGACGCTTGCCTGTCGAGCACGTCGGCCCCGCGCCGGGTCTGCGTGGCGAGCACTACCGCGTCGGTGAGTGCAACGTGATCCAGACGACCAAGACGCACTTCTCGATAAGCAACCCGAGACGCGATCCGACCTGGGAGGAGATCGCGTCTGCCCGCTACGCGCTGCTACCGAAACTCAAGGACTGCGTGATGGTGCTCCCGCCTGACGACGCGTACGTCAACGTCCACGAGCACTGCTTCCACGTCCACATGCTGCGCACGCTCGCGCCGGGCGGCCTGTTTCACAACGCGGAGGCCTGGTGATGGGCCTAAGCGTGTGCCCGATCTCGATCCGCGAGGCGAACCGGTTCGTGCTCCACCACCACCGCCATCACCGCCCGCCGCAGGGTGCGTTGTTCGCGGTCGGCGTCGAGAAGGGTGGCGAGCTCGTTGGCGTCGCCCTCGTCGGTCGGCCGGTCGGGCGCGGCCTCCAGGACGGCCGCACGGTCGAAATAACGCGGGTCGCGACGGACGGCACACAGAACGCCTGCTCGTTCCTCTACGGCCGCTGTCGCCGCGTCGCGCGGGCGATGGGCTACGAACGCGTGGTCACGTACACCCGGCAGGATGAGACCGGGGCGTCACCGCGAGCGGCCGGGTTCGAGCAGGTCGCGCTATTGGACGCCCGCAGCTGGGAGGACGAGTACCGGATCGACGGCGGCCGCCACGATCAGTCGACGCCGGCGCCCCGAGTCCGGTGGGAGATCGCCGTATGAGCGACCTGGGCCGAAGTGCAACAACGCGGCGCGATGACACGGCGGGATTCTTCGACGGTTCCTTTGGCTTCGAGTGGGGGCCGATGGTCGTCACTCGACTCGCTTACGTTGAAGGTCGCGGCTACTCGCTAGAGGTCCGAACGAAGCACCAGGTCTTGCAGGTCTACGTCAGCGAAAGGGGCCGCAGGATTCAGCCGATGGCGGTGCGCGATGCCTGATCTGGGCCAAAGCGCCTGGTCAGATCAGCGCTACCGGACGCTCGTGATCGACCCGCCGTGGCCGCTGCAGATCGGCAGCAAGCGCACCGACCGCAGCACCTCGCGGACGTGGAACATGCACCACGACATCCGGCCGGTGCCCTACCCGACGATGACGCTGGACGCGATCACGGCGCTGCCCATCGAGCAACTCGCCGACGACAGTGCGCACATCTACGTCTGGACGATCAACCGCTTCCTCGAAGCCACGTTTGGGATCGTTCGTGGCTGGGGATTCACGCCCGGGCAGGTGCTCACCTGGGCCAAGAGTCCGATGGGGCTCGGGCCCGGGGGCGCGTTCGCTCAGACCTCCGAGTTTGTGATCTTCGGGCGGCGCGGAACCGCGCCACATCTGAGCCGGATCGACCGCACGGTGTTCGACTGGAAGCGGCCATATCGACCGGACGGGAAGCCGGCGCACAGCGTCAAACCGGACGCCTTCCTCGACATGGTCGAACGGGTGTCGCCAGAGCCACGCGCCGAACTGTTCGCGCGGCGTGCCCGGTTCGGCTGGCACTACCCAATCGGCGACCAGGCGCTAGGAGGCGTGGCGGCATGAGCGTGGGCCAAAGCGTCCCACGAGAAATCCGCTGTCGGTGCGGCGCCTACCGGCTGAAGGACGAACCGTGCGGGTTCTGTGAGGCGAAGCCGAACGACGGCCAGAGCGGGGCTTCATGTCCGACGTGTGGGCTGCTTCCGAGCACGCTGAAGCAGCTCGGGCGTTGCGGATTGCATCGGGAGCCTGTGGGCGACGAACGGTGCTGGATGCGCGTCACCGATGCCGACCGGGCTGCGGTCACCGAGGACATGCTGCAGCACAACGCCGAGGCGTATCGCGACCTTGAATCTGCGGCCGTTACGCTGATCGAGGCGCTCTATATGCACGAGGTGTCGTCAGTGAGTCGACGCACTTGGCCGAGAGTGCTGGAGGCGCGCAAGCGGCTGGAGACAGCGGCCGGGTGGCAGATATCCGAGCTTGCGAGTCGGGGGCAGCCTGATGCCTGATCTGGGCCGATCTGCAACGTCACCCGAGGCGATCGAGCACATGCGGCGCTTCCTGAACCAGCACGTACCAGCGCACATATTCGAGCGTGCAAGCCAGGGGCAGCCCGACGCTGAGGAAACCATCGTGCGAGCGATGCTCGACGCGCTCGCTGCGTGGGAACGGGCGGAGGCGCTTGACGAGCTGACCCGCGTGTCTGAGGAAGCGGGGCTCTACGACCGGGAGGTCGAGCGCTGATGGGCCGAAGCGAAGCAACCGAATGAGCTACGCGCGGTTTGGCTGGGACGGCTCAGACGTGTACATCTATCTCGACGTCGGCGGCTACCTCAGCTGCTGCGCCTGCCGGTTCCACCCCGAGATTCGCGAGCATTTCGAGACGACAGACGCGATGATCGAGCACCTGGAGCGGCATGTAGAGGCGGGCGACACGGTACCTGTCGACTGCTTCGAGAGGCTGCGTGCCGACGCGCTGGAGAACGACGCTTGGATCCTCGCAGGAGCGCCCGACGATGACTGAGCATCTGAGCCGATCCGAAACGTCAGCCATCGCCGTCTGCGAGACGTGCGGGATGCCAATCCGCGTGACCTTCCGGGGCGACGAGATCGTCAAGGTGCTCGCGCCGTGCGGGCACGTCAAGAAGCCGGAGGTGGGCCACAGTGCAACAACCGTCAGGCCGTTCGACAGCGGCTCTCAATACGTCGATTGGCAGTGCCGCAACTGCTTCAAGTGCGCCAAGTACGACCCCGACCAAGCCGATCCCGACCGCTGCCGGATCGACTTCGAGATCGGCATGGCGTACATCGGTGACGGACAGGTTCCGCTGGAGATCGCGCAGCGGATGGGCGCGCCGCTCGGACTGTTCCCACGCCCGTACTCGTGGCCATGCCCGGAGAGGGAGGACCGTGACGATGCCTGACGGCCGACTCGTAAGCTGTGGGAGCGGGGTCGGATGGTAGGGCGAGAGCCTGAACGCAGTCGCGCAAGCGGTGGTGAAACGTCCGGCCCCGTTCGTCTGGGCCGAAGCGACGGTCGAGCCCCGGATCCGCGAGAAGTCGCCCGCGAGGCGAACCGGCTCGCCGCAGAGGCGTGGGAGGACGTGTCCCCGTCTGGGGAGCGGGACACCCTGATGCGGTTCTTCGGCCGGAAACCACCCGAGTCTGACCGCGATCGGTTTGGCGAAGCTCTGCGGCAGATCGCGGATGGCGAGGCCCCTGACGACGTTCCGGTCGCCGAGTTCGCGCGACGGGCGCTTCGGGGGCAATCCGATGATCGAAAGACAGAATCAATCGATCATTCGCAACGGGGCGGTAGCGCAAGCTCGGATCGGGGGCGAGACGAGACGTGATCCCCCGGCAGTTCCCGCTGCTGACGCCATGCGCGCACCCCGGATGCCGGCGACTGTCGCACTGGCGCTACTGCCCCGAGCACGCCGACGAAGACCAGCGGGAACTGCAGGCCCAGCTCGACGAGGTGCGGCTCAAACGCGACCTGGCGCGCAGCTGCATAGAGGAGATGGACCGGCTCGCCGAGGATCTCGAGCGGCGACTCGGGATCGAGCGCCCGCCGCCGGACGCGCCATGACCGACCCGCCGCACGACACGATCGCCGTGCTCCAGGTGCCCGCCCTGCTGACGGTAGCCACGACCGCCCAGATCCTCGACGTCTCCAGCCGAACCGTCCGCCGGCGGATCGACGACGGGACCCTCCCCGCCGTCCGCGACCACGACCGCACCATGATCCGCGCCGACGAGCTCCGCGACTACATCGACCGGCTGGAGCGGATCGGCCAGCCGTCCGGCCGGCGGCGAATAGCCACGGGCGCCGGACGTCGCGACTGGCTACGTTAGGCCAACGGGAAGTGCTAAGATGTTGGCCTACGCAAATCGCGCCCCCGGTGCCGCAGCCACGGCAACCGAGGGCACTTCCCACGGAGGCAACAGCTCCATGAGCAACCCCATTAAACAGCCACGTCACATCGTGCCCGGGCACCCCGGCATCTACCGGCGCGGCACCCGCTACCAGGTCCGCCACCGCGACCGGCAGACCGGCAAAGTCGTAAGCCGCACGTTCGACACGCTGCCCGAAGCGGCCGAATACAAAGAATCCATCGAACCCAGGCGCGGCGAGCTCTGGTCGCTGCACGACACCGACGAGCTGATCGACCGACTGAGCGCGCACCTCGCACAGAACGGCCGTCCAATGGACCGCGATGCGATCATTCACCTCGCGGTCGTGGAGCTCCACACCCGCGAAGGGCTGGACAGACGATGAGCGTCCAGAAGCGCGGCGACAAATGGTTGACGCGCTGGGAGGACGGCAGCGGTCACCGTCAGCGAACCTTCACCAGCAAGGAGCTGGCGGACGCGTTCGACCGCAGAATGAAGGATCTGAAGGCGCTCGGCCCGGCGCTCGCGGGTGAGTTTGACCGCCAGGACGTCACCTGGGGCCAGTACACCGGCCCGGACGGGCCGTGGCGCGACCACGCCTCGACGTTCAAGAAGCCGACACGTGACAAGTACCGCAGCTACCTGGACGGGTGGCTGGCGGAGCTGGACAACGAGCCGATGATCGCGATCACCACCGAGCGGATGCGCAAGGTGGTGACCCACATGAACGAGCGGGACGCCTCGCCGAAGACCGTTCGCGAGGTGCTGGCCAAGGCGGCGGCGATCTTCGAGACCGCGATCCCCGAGTACGCCCAGCGCAACCCGGTGAAGGCGGTCCGCCGCCCGCCGGTCATCGACGACGATGAGATCAACATCGCGCAGCCGGCCGAGCTCGAGGCGCTGATCGACCGGCTGACCGGCCGTGACCGTGCGATCGCGATCCTGGGCGGCCGCGCCGGCCTGTCCCCGAAGGAGATCTGGCTGCTGCAGTGCGGCGACTTCGACGGCGAGCGGCTCACGATCCACAAGTCGCGAACCAAGGACAGCCGTGCTCACACCCGCTACGTCGAACTCGACCGCCTCAGCCGCCAGCAGCTGAAGGAGTGGCTGCTTCAGTCAGGCCGTCGCGGCAAGGTCGAGATCGTCGGCGGGCTGACGGTCGAGCAGCGCCGCAAGTGGCACCGCCATCACCTGCCGCACGGCATGCGCCTCACCGACCTGCGCCACTCGCACGCCTCGGCGCTGCATCACACGCTGATGACGCTGCCGGCGATCCTGGACCGCCTCGGCCACGGGCAGCAGGCGCACTGGAAGCATTACGCCCACGTCGTCAGATCGATCCGACCCGAGCAGCGCTACCCCGACCTGGAGGCGCTGTACGCCGCCGCACGGCAGACGGCCTCTGCGCAACCTGTGCGCAACTCAGGTGTCAAAACGTGACTTTTCGTGCCGACCGAAAGTGCCGATTTGCAGGGCATTTACTGACAGGGGGTGGCACGTTTTTTCCATGGTAAGGAAGGGGTCTGGGGTTCGAGTCCCCAAGAGGGCTTCCCTGCAAATGAGCGGTTTTTGGGCCGCCGCCGGGGACGCCGCCGAAGGGCCTCTGCGCAACCTGTGCGCAACCCAGCCCCGTCAAAGTTGCGCACGACAGCCCGATTCACCGCTGGCGCTGCCATGATCATGGGGGCGGCATGACGCGACGATTCCGCAAGAAGCCGGTCGTGATCGAGGCGATCCGCTGGGACGGCGACTGGGTCGCCGTGTGTGAACTCGCACACGGCGACCCAGACATCGTGCGCACGCCCGACGGCCTGCTGCTGATCGCGACCAGCGAGGGCGAGATGCGCGCACGGGCCGGCGACTGGATCATCCGGGGCGTCAAGGGCGAGTATTACCCCTGCAAGCCCGACATTTTCGAGGCGACCTACGAGCCTGCCGCCGACTGATGCCGAGCTACATCGTCAAGCCCCTGGCCGACGAGGACTTCTACGTCGTCTGGTCAACCGTCCTAGACGCCCCGACGACGTTCGGCAGCCGAGCGGAACTGGCCGCAGGCCTCGGCCACCAGGAGGACACGAGCGAGCGGCTCGACCGCGCCGACGAATACGGGACCAGCATGAACGACCCCGAGATCCCACGCGACCGGCAGTGGTTCGGCTGGCACGACAGGGCGTTCATGCTGCGCGAGTGGCCGATCCCGAACGCCCGCCACGACGAGGGGATCTACGAGATCCCCCGGGAGAACGTGCGAGCACTGTGCGAGCAGGACGACGGCGCCGACCCGACGCCCCTCCTGACGTTCACGCCCGATGAGTAGGCGCACTCTCCGGACCTGTCCCGAGCCGGGCTGCCCGCGGCTCCTCGCACGCGGCGAGCGCTGCCCCGAGCACGGCGAGCAGCCGTTTGCCACGAGCTCCTACCAGCAGGCACGCCGAGACGGCCGCCGCGCCGAGATCCCGAACAGCCTGCGCCGGCGGATCCTCGAGCGCGACAGTCACCGCTGCGTCTACTGCGGCGCACCCGCCACCCACGTCGACCACAGCGTCCCCCGCGCGCTCGGCGGCACCGACCACCCCTCCAACCTCGCCAGCGCCTGCGAGCCCTGCCACAAGCAGAAGACAGCCCAGGAGGCCAACCGGATCCGCAACACCCCCCGCATCGCCCACCCCTTATCCGGCCCCCACCGCGCCGCCCGAGGCGCCGACACGCCCACCCCCGCAGACCCCGCCCCCCCGCCCCCCCCC